CCCAGTGTTAACGGCGGCTATGCTTCTTGATGAGAATAAAACTCCTGCCGATAAAGATTTTGCTTACAAGCGTGCAGAAGATATGGCTAAAGGTTTGTCTTTCTTCTTGTATGAATCAAGTAGTGCAGATAGCCTTGCGTCGTGTTGCCGATTACGTAACGAATTAGCGGATAATACATTTTCCTATACATTAGGGGCAGGCGGAGTAAGTACAGGCTCATGCCGAGTTATTACAATCAATATGAACAGATATGTACAAAACTATGAAACTCATGGGGAAGATTTCGAAGAGCTTGTTCGGAGAATTCAGAAGTATTTATACGCCCACAGGGAAGTTATTAAATGGTATATTTCCCAAGGTATGCTTCCTGCATATACAGCAGGGTTTGTAAATTTCGACCATCAATTCTGCACTATCGGTATCAATGGTATGTTGGAAGCAATGGAATATAAAGGATACAACCCTCAGGACGATATAAAAAAATATCAGGGAGAAGTAGCGAAGTGTTTAAAAGTAATCCATGGTTGCAATAAAAAAGCATCAGAAACGTATGGGTGCATGTTTAATACAGAATTTGTCCCTAAAATGAGTGGGGACTTGGTGGGATAATACATAACCCATCATAAAAAACTCCTTTTAATTGACTTGAAGTTCCAGAAGTGGATAACAAGGCGCAAGCGTAATGGTAGCGTGAACGACTAAATAAAGGGGGGCCTCCTAGTGAGGTTATGCGATAGTCTGAACCAGAGATATAACAAAATGAAACTCTGGAGCCATGGTCAAGTGTAAAGACACTTTAGGAAGAACCGTGGCCGCCTATGAAACTTATCCTCCGGGAGGAGGAATATATGAAGAAATGTTGTTTTTGTGGTGAGGCTGAGGAAAATGCGAAAACGGCAGAGGAAGCTCTTGAGGCGAGAAGAAATAAAGAGTTAGAGTTGGTAGGGTAAGTTTCATAGGTCATAAAAGTAACAGAATGGCTGAGGGATTAGGAGTTAAAAATGCACAATGGGATAAACATGATGGATTAGATGTACCAAGAGACTGTTACAACTCATATTTCTATCCTGTAGAAAATCAAGATTTGACGTTGCTTGATAAAGTTGCATTGCATGGTGAAAATACGGTTAAATACTTAGATGGCGGGTCGGCTTGTCATTTAAATATTGCTCAGTTGCTTACTAAGGAACAGGCTTACAGTTTAATGTGTATCACTGGTAAATTGGGTTGTAATTATTGGACATTTAACTGCTTAATGACTGTTTGTAACGATTGTGGGTACATTAATGTCAACACGGAAGACCATTGTACAAAGTGTGGGTCTAAAAATGTTGATTATGCAACACGGGTTATTGGATATTTAAAACGAATCAGTTCGTACTCGAAAGACCGTCAAAAAGAAGCTGGATTAAGATTTTATCAGAAACCGTAAATTTTGTTTAAGAAGTAGATTGGAGGGGTTGGATGCCGAAGTTATTGGCAATCCTCCTCCTACTAATCTCCTTTGTCTTACCTGCAAACGCTATGACCGTAATGTGTACGGCATACACTCCATACGAGAGTGGAGGGGTAATGGCAAACGGGATGTGGGTACAAGAAGGTTATGTTGCTTGTGACTTCCTTCCTCTAGGAACCGTAGTGTATATAGACGGGCAGAGGTATGTAGTAGGAGATAGGATAGGAGATGGAAGCTATAACCATGTGGACATTGTTTTCAATGATTATAACTCAGCAATAGAATTTGGAGTTAGGTATTTAGAAATGGAGGTTGAGTAGATGAAAGAAGGTATATGTTTATGGAAATGTTTGTTTTTTACGTAAAACAATTTGGAGCTTTTTGGAAGTTTGGAATTTTATCCGATAGCAAAGAAAAAGTGTTGGAATATTTAGAAGGTTTGTCTAATGAGGTACGCTACAAAGGAACGGAAGAAGCGAAACCAAGTAGATACGGGACGAAAAAGCTCCCTTGCGGGGAGTTGTACCAATACAAATTCTATGGACGTTTTTGCCCCCGTGGGTTAGAGATAGACAGGAGGCACCACCTGTTATGAACTACTTAGATGAATTAATCTGGAGATATGAAAATGGAGAGATTGACGATGAATCCGTTTGCGATAATATCGAAAGAATAACCCGCAAAGAGGAATTAACAAAAGATATAGTCGAGTACAAAAAGAAAAAGAAAGTTACAGACTGTAAATATGGGTACGTAAAATTGAGTAAATCACCAGAGGATATAATTATCAGCTGGGAGGAAAAAGAAAAAATATTCCATTTCCTCACTTGGTTGCAATTAATCCTAGGAGCAAACGATTGGGATATATTTTGTCAGTCGGTGATTTATGGGAAACCTAAAAGGCAAATTGCAGAAGAAAGAGGCGTTTGTATAGGCTCTATCTTTGGGAAGCTGAAAACAATTAATAAAAAAATTGGACAAGCCCTCCCTTTGTACTACGCTCAGTTCGGAAATCTGAAAGAGTATTTAGAAAGGAGATAAAAATGAAAAAGAAGCCAACAACTCCTTTCGATATGCCAAAAACACAATCAGCACTAAAAGCAATTCGAAAATTTTGTATCCAATGTGGTGACGGGACAAGTAAATGTGTTGATATTTGCCCAATACGAAGATGCCCTTTACATCCCTATCGGTTTGGAGTAATGCCAGCAACGTATTTGTCTAATTTAAACAAAAAAAAATAGCCCCCAAACGGGGGCTAAATTCCTAGGAGGTGATACTTTGGGTAATAAAGGTGTACAGCATGATTTTTTTAAAAAGCCCGGAAGAAAAAAGAAGAAACGCAATCTTACCGAGCAACAGAATAAATTTGTTACAGAATATATGAAACACGGCTCTAAATCCAAAGCTCTGGAAGTGGCAGGATACGCCCCGTCGAGTAAAGTTGGGGAGTTTAAAGTAATCCAGACGGCGATAGAAGATAGACAGAAAGCAATGATGAAAAGCTTCTTGAACGAAGCACAGGAAATGAAAGAGAACATGCTAGACTTGGCAAGAAACGCCGAATCAGAATCAGTCCGATTCCAAGCTACAAAAGATATGCTTGATAGGGCTGGATTAAATCCGATTAACAAAAATCAAACACAGACGGCAAAATATGTGTCTATCGAATCTCGGTTCAGTCGTGATGCATTATCCCGATTTGAAAAAGAAGAAACAAACAAAGAGGCTGGGGAATAACCCCAGCCTTATTTTTTTTTTAGTGAATTCCCTGCATTAGAATAAATGCAGTAGTGGTTTTTGTTACCACTAATTTCAAAAATGCAATTCCTATAAAACCAATAATAAATAATCCAATCCCCTTTATGAATTTTCTTTCTTTGATTTTCTTTATTGCCCATTTTCCTAATAAGAATAACGGGATAAGGTAAATAAAAGACGATACAAAAAATAGAATTGTTGCAGTTATCATACTCATAAAATTCCCTCCGTTCTTAATTGTTTAGCATAAATTGTTAGCAATTTTTGTTGCTCGATTGAGTAATTCATATACAGGTTATAAATAGTACAAGGCTTTGTTTGTGAAAGTCGGTGTATTCTATCTTCTGCCTGTTTTGAAATATCTGGCGACCAAAGATATTCAAGGAATACAGCAGTATCACTACTTGTAAGAGTAAGTCCTACAGCTGATGCCATAAGGGAGCATATAATAATAGGGATTTCTCCCGCTTGGAATCTGTCTACTGATTTCTGTCTTTCGTCTTTACTCTGCCCCCCGTAGATAGCTACACACTTATCCTTATACTTGTTAACAAACTTTTTCAATAATGATTTGTGATGAACGAATATAACAGGTCGTTTCCCGTTGGTTAGTAAATTATCTATAAAATTTACAGCCAACGGGAATTTCTCTTTATTCACCATGCGGCTATAATCTTCCATTTCTTCGAACGTGGAGGCATATTCCTGTTCCATACTCCCAACACAAATATTCTTGACTGTCTTAGGTGGCAACTTAAGCCCAACGCTCTGTTTTGTTCTTCTTAACAGGTAAGGCTTTAATTTTTCATGTAGTTCTTCTTGATTGGATGCGCCAGAATAATCATATCCAAAACCATTCCAAGAGGGGTCACAATACTTCCGGTAAAATGTTTTGTATCCCCCAAAAGTATCTAACTGCCACATAACATCTAATAATGCGGCTAAATCTTTAGGCCCAGAGGACATGGGGGTTCCGGTAAGTAGATAAATATAGGTACACCTCTTAGAAACTTCTTTAGCGTAAAAATGACGCTTAGAGCTAGGATTTTTTAGGTAATGGGCTTCATCAAATAGCACCATGTCGATATTCCAAATATCGACAAGTGCCCTTCTCCCTTTTTCGTGGAGAATCCATTTATCTAAATTTTCATAAGTATCAAGCTGGATACAGCTATCACCACAACGAGGGAAAAGGTCATAGAAATTTTCCTCCCCAAACCATCTTTGAATTTCTCTAACCCACGTCCATTGTAGGGAAGCTGGGGTAATGATTAAACAGCGTTTTTGTTTGCACTGCTCCTCCATATTCTGTTTGTCTATCCAATCCTTAATAGACATTAACATAGTGACTGTCTTTCCCAGCCCCATCTCATCCGCTAAGATAGCTTCCCAATGGGATTGTAAGAATTTAACTCCATCTTTTTGGTAATCTTTTAACTGCAATTCAGTTGGTAAAATGTAAGGCTTGTATTCTCTAGCCATTGGGAAGTACCTCCTTCTTTAAAATCTATCCAAATCCTCCAATTTTTTATATCCGTAATAAATTTCATTAACGAGCCAATCTATAATTTCTCCATCGTCGCAACCTAAATCATACACATCATATCCAGTTACGTCAGGATAAGCTTCCTTACAATACTCGTCTAAAGAATCTCCGACGGGTACGATTCGAGAATCTTCATATCCCATTTCATCGCAATATTGATTCCAATATCTGATAGTAGTGTCAGTATCCCAATAATGCACAATTTTTCTGACAACTTTTTCTAATTCTTGTTTTCCCATAATTAATTCCTCCTAAATTACATTGTAGCAAATTTACCAAATAAATTCCAATCATCATAGATTGTTTTTGCTGATTCCAATTCTTCTTTGACATAGTTTGCAAGAGCTTTTTCGTCAAACTGTTCTAAGTCATCAATAATTCCCCCGATACGGTCGACTAACTCGCAATAGCGGTTAATCATATCAGGAAACATGATATTATCCACCAAATCGGAGGCAGTTTGTTTTAACTGTTTCCCGCAGTACTGTACGTCCTTATCATCACTGTATAAGGCGACAAGTCCTGCAATACCGCAAGTTGCGGCGAGAGATTTCGACTCATCCTTCATTTCTTCTGTAAGATGGTCGTCAGACATCCCATTGGATAGTGCAATCTTATCCCAGTAGTCTTTTTCTAAGCTTACAAATGCCATATAAATTCCTCCCTTATCTTTTGATGATTTAATAATACTGCATCAAACTACATATGTCAAACATATTTGTACTTACTCCAAAACCCAGCCCTCCCTTCATTTTGGGCAAAATTGATTTGCATTCCTTTTTCATATTTCTGCTTTGTCAAAAAATGTATTCTAGACTCTCTTTCTTTAACTATTATTTTTATTAGCTCGTTCACATTGGTTGGAGATACGTAATATCTAAACCCAAACTTGTTAGGTATTCTCTCGACTTTTGTAGACTGGAAATTTAGAGATACATTATACCTGTATCTTAGTTTAGTATTCCCTCGATGGTCACTAATGCGGACAGAATGAGCCATCCCGTAGTCTAGTTTTAAATAGATACTGTTAGAGGTTATGGAATGGTAATACTGAATTGTAATTCCGTGATTCTTTAATTTCTTTATCATTTCCTTTGCTATTTTATTTAGTTGTTTCCCGTCTCTCATATCTTAAATTCCTCCCCGTATTTACCTATAAATTCTTTCTCCGCCTTAAGTAAATATTTCTCAATACATTCCTCACAAAATCTAGAACCACACTCGACCCGTTCGGGGTGTTCCAGATAAGGGAATAGGGAAGGGCAGGGCATTGATTTACGTGTCCCTCCATGCCCATATGCTCTCGTTGTAATCAAATATATAACTGTTTGTTCTACATTTATTTTCATTTAAACATCTCCCTACATAACTTGTGTATAATCGTATCCCTCTATTTCTTTGCAATTAAAGTTGTTTTCATATTCTTTTATAAAATGGGGGCATATTCCGCTACTTTTCGCTGTTTGGTATAAGTCTTCCCATTCGAATAGTTTGTTTACTCTTAGAGCTGTCATGCATAGGCAATACACAAACTCCAAGATTGCCTGTATATGATTTAAATCTGTCGACGTGGCAAAGAATCGTAGTTCTGTATGTAGAGGATGTTCGAAATTAACCGCCATTCTATGCCCTCTACAATCTTCCATTATACTCCCTGTATCATCTATAGACTCACAAAAATCTAAATGGAGTGGGTCGCGCCTTCCAAATCTGATACAGTCGATATAATGGAGCATTACGAAAGCCCCTATATTTTTTAGCTGCTCTGGTGTAAACGGCTCGTTGTGGAAATGTACATGAATTCCACTACTAAAGTGTTCTTTAAACCCTTCTTTCTTGGCAAGGGATACGGCGTTACCAATACTTTTGAACCCTTCTTTTTGCCAAACTTCTAAGGTCATGGCATCGGATATCACCTCAAATCCATCCTTGATAGAGGTATCCTTTTCTATTTTTAGGTATGGATTTTTCAAGATACTGTAAGCCAGTTCCCCATTATCCTTTCCGATGAAAGGCATTTCCAACTCCATTCCTAAATACAGTTTGGTTGTTTTTCTCCGAGTATCCGATTTATAAGGTGTGGAGTAGTATTGGACACTCCTGGAGAGGTGATACTCTTTTATACATTCTCTGTATATGACATGTAGGCATTCATGGCATATATAACGACCGTCAACTTTGGAAAGATTGTCTACATGGGTAAATTCTCCGCAACTATCGCAAAGCTGTATAGAGTCGTCTTTCTCTATACATTTGTGGCAGATATAACTTCCGTCCACAAATTCCATATCGACCTTCTTGTTGTGGATTTCACCGCATTTAGTGCAAGGAATGTAGTTCCAAGAACAGCCAGAGCAAAGTACCATGCCCTGTATTACAACTTTATTCCCGGCTGGGATAAAATCTCCGCAATCGGAACAAAAGGAAATTTCTTCTTTCTTATATTCATTTCCCTTGTAAGTAACTGGGTAGGCTAATTCCGACGTAGGGATAGCGACGGGAATAATGCCTCCTGTTTTTTTACTTTTCCCTTGGACTATAGCGTAGTCCTTTTCAATATGCAGTATTCTCATATTTTACCCCCCTAATATGCAAATTAGACAACTAAACAAGAACCATCCTACAACAAAGTACAAAGCAATTTTAAGGGTGTCTACAACACTTTCAAGAATGTAAACACCCTTATTCCAAGGGGTAAGACTGGCAAATGATTGCCAGTGCTTCCCGTTTTTATCTTTGCGGTACTTACTCATTTTCTCACCTCCAGCTTCACGATATATTCGGAGTCTCTCCATAAACAATCCACAGATAGTAAAAATTTTACTATTTTTACTTTTCTGTAAAGGGCTTTGTAACCTATGTAAGCCCCGGTATTTCTGTTGTAATACCGGATTATATACTTGGGCGGAACAGGTTCCACCGGAATATTGGGCTTATATCCCGTATGCCCTTCTATAAACCTACATACGGATTGAAACTTTTCTCCATGCATTTCCTTAAAAGGGAGGAATGCATGGACTAATTCATGCACTAGTGTATTCCCATCCTCTTGCGAAAATTTATCTGACAAAGATATAACTGCTCTATAGTTGTCTCTCCATAATTTCGTAGCCCCGGAATAATGAATTGCATTACAAGTTTTATATTCTACGTCCCTAGGGACGTACCACCAAGGAAAATTTGTAGCAATAATTTCCCGTACTAAGTTTTCTATTTTTTCTATTTGTTTTTTATTCATTATCGTTTTCCTCCATTTCTTCTACATCCAATTCATCCCAGTATTCGGGATGACTTTCTAACCAGTCTGCTAAATCGCCTATCTGAATTGGGCAATAAGAACACATTTCACTAAAGGAATTTAATCTTCCGTATCCATCAAAGGAAAAATAGTCGTCGTCCGTAGAGTAAGAATAAGAACTTCTCAATGCTTCCCACGGACTAGAGAAGCTGTTTTCTATCTCGTACTCATTATTCTCATGGATATAACCGTCCGTGTAGTTACAATCAATACAGAATTGGTTCCATAATGTAACGAGATTATGGAAATCCAAATTTTCTAAACTTTCTGAGAGCTGTTCTCTAATTGTCATAATTAATTCCTCCCTTTTTTATATCATCCATGCTCGGGCTTTCTTTACCGAGCAGTACAAACAATTTTTGATTTTTTTTAAATTTCCGTAGTCCCCTTTATATTTATATACAGACAATGCACCATCTGCACATCTTTTATCATTTACGATGATAAATTTTCCTAGAGCTTGTTCAACATTCTCCCTAGTTTCCGTGCAAGCCGACCAATTCGGGTAGTAATCCCATTCGTGGTCATCTACCCAATTATCACGTGAAGCTTTGGAGGTGAACGCTAGGAAACCCCTGTAGGATTTCCCGTGTCACCCCATATCGTTTTAACTCCAAATCTGGAGTACCGAGCGTAGTAAAATTTTTTCATAATAAACCCTCCATTTTTTTATTTAAGAGTTTAATACCCTTATTCAAGCTCAGAACGTTTTGTTCTGAACTTTGGTAAATATATTAAAGTAGGGGTTATAACTTCCCATCTGCTTCGGAAGCCACAATTCCGTATATCTTTTGAAAGGCGTGGAACAGGGCACGGGACTGGACATCTAACCAATTGTCACGTCCGTTAGGGGCTTTCTCTCCGTGCTTATTTTTTTCTAGCATTTTTTGGGTGCATAATGCTTCCGCTATATCACCGTCATAAATAAGGGCGCAACCCCCGTAAGAATATTCTTTCCAGTTTTCCGCCCCATTTAAAAGGACTTTTGAAAGCCCCAGCTGGTGTAATTCCACATCGTCATCTACATGCCGTAGAATGATGTAGGCGTATTTGCATACGCCACGACGCCACCCCGGCTTGTTGCAGACTTTAAGCCACAATTCATTCAATTTTTTTACAACTTGTTCTTTTCTCATAATTATTTCCTCCCTAAAGTACTTAAGGTATTGTCCGCGTTCGCTGTCGCAGTTGTAAATCTCGTATTGGCATATACGGTCATTAAAAGTTGCTCTCATATCCTTTTTATTATTTATGTAAGGTATTCCCGACCATGGGCTATCTAATCTCATATGAACAGGGCAAAGATATACATTTCTTCCTTGATTGTATATCTTTCTTGCCTCTGTTTTATTGATACGGCAATAGGTAACGCCGTCAACAATATATTCTTCGTACTTCATTTTCTACACCCCCTTACAAGAAAAACCCTGGGAACATCTTGCAATTATCCTAGAAACAGGGATGTCCATATAATGTTCTCCGTCCACGAAAATATTAATTTCGTGGGGGGTTAAATTTTTTAATTCTGTCATGATTAACACTTCCTTTCCCAGTACCCGTTCCAAAGAAAATAGAGACAATCCATTGCGGATTTCTCTACCGGGAAATCAAGAATCATACTGTAAATAGTATCTCTGATTTCCCAAATTTCGTCTTGGAACCAATCCGACTCCCTTAATCGGTGATTAACATTCCTCTTTCTCTATACCACCTCCAAAAAATAGAACCCCGTCCCAACTTTCCAAAATGTAATATTTCATTTTTCCCTCTCCATTCTCCGATTTCTCGGAATACATTTAATTGCTCTTAATTGAGCATGGGCCGGTGTTTAACGTCCCCCGGCACGACAATCTATTTGTCTAAAATGTAAGTCTTTTCACAACTCCGAGCGGGGCGAAAAAAACTTACATTCCGTTCCTTTGGTTACAGTATATAGAGTATAAGAAGTATCTATCCGCTACTCCCATACCCTAGACACATCGACCATAACCAGAAGCACCGTTCCCGGTCCTTAGCCTCGATACGACTAGTATACATACGTACCTCTGATTATTGATAATCCCTCACTAGGCATGCAACTTAATATGCCATTAGAATCGTTATCATTTCCGGCTACTCAATAGCCAGTTCAGGCAACAACACCGCGAATCTCACGCCGCCTACCGTGGCTATCTGACGCTTAGCCCACCAACGGCATGGTTAAGCCGTTTTCATCGGGTACCACGGCAACTTTTTTATGTCGCCAACTCCCACCGTTTCCGGTGGAAGATACCATATTCTGTTCTCAAAGAACAACCCGTTTGCCTCACGGCTGGGGCTTTATTTTTTTTCTTTTTACTATTGCGTCGAGCCGACCTTGTATTCCTACAACCCAGCTCGGTGGGCGTCCTTTGCGTTTCGTTTCCGTCCCGCTTGGGATGGTTACAGTATATCAAACCACATAAAAACTGCATCAACAGCATAACTAAGCCATTTGTAGCCACTATACATAAATAAACAGCCCATAAACCGCATGGTTAAGCCATTCTTGCCTACCCCCCCATCATTCGCCCCTTTGTGGGGGTGGGGCTTCGTATTTGCGGGTACTGGCACGGCACGGCGATAATTAGGGAAGTTAGTACACTCACGTATGTTAATTTTTTTACCATTTTAATTAAAAATAACGCTCTCAAAGGCTATTTTTAGCCTTATATATTCTCTTAGGGTAATTATACCTAAGACAGTAGTTATACCTAAAAAACGTGCTTGAGAGAGCCATTTTTAACAATTTAGAGCCATTTAAAGAGGGGTGGGGCTTCTTTTTAAGGGGTACTATAAATAAAAAAAAGGGGATTCCAAAAAATATTTTAAAAATTCCTTGGTAAAACTGTTTAAATATACGGGAATTACTGTCTAAACACGGGAATCTATGATAGAAATATACAAAATGGTAGAATAAATCCTTAAAAACAAGTTAAAATAGACAGTTTGTCATACGGGAATATTTAAAAATGGAGAATACTCTCAATACAGGTGAACTACATGTAAACAGTTTTACTGTTTAACATGTCTAATCAAGGCAAAGTCTTGATTCCCAAGGAATCAAATCACGGCGGAAAGGGGGATATATAATGAATGACAAACAAAAACAAATGGCGCAGTTATTTGCATCAGCCAAAGATGATTTGATGTTATTCAGAAGAGTTTTTCTCCCCGTTGAGGATGAAGTAAAGACCCCTACATTCCAAGAGGAATGGGGAAATATCCTTTTACATGGTAAAAATCACTATGCAGTAGAAGGCTTCCGGGAATCAGGAAAAGCTCTTTCTATATATACTTTAATTCCGACACCCAATGGGTATAAACAAATGGGAAATCTCAACGCTGGGGATTACGTATATGATGAAAATGGAGACCCTGTTCTTGTTGGTAGCACTTCTAAAATATTCAATAACCACCCATGCTTTGAAGTAGAATTCGACGACGGAGAAAAAATTGTTTGTGATGCAGGGCATCTCTGGGATGTTTGGGATAAACGTAAACGTCGTTGGAATATAATAGACACCTTAACAATGTATGGCAAACAGAATTTAGGGAATCCTCAGGGAGGGTATCAGGAGAAAGCTTTTAGAATACCTTTAGGAGGAGCGTTACAATTCCCTCAGAAGGGGCACATTATTTCCCCCTATGATTTAGGGATGTGGTTAGGGGATGGAAATAACAAAGCCGCAGAAATAACATCTGGGTACGAAGATTTAGAAAACACCTTAGATAATTTAGATTGGAAACAAAAAACTGTTCGTAAGGAAGAAGGGGCAGCTGTTATTAAATTCCAAAGTGGTTTCTGGGCAGAATTAAAAAGATTAAAATTATTCCACGACAAACATATCCCAGAGGAATATTTTTACGATAGCGAGGCAAACCGATGGGATTTATTGGCGGGACTTGTTGATAGTGATGGGACTATTGCTAAGACGGGGACGAAGAAAGGGACTATCACCTTTACTAATACGAATAAAAGATTAGCCGAAGGAACATTTTATTTAATTAAAAGCCTTGGGCTTAAATGTACTATGACGGAAAGCAAAACCTATTTATATGGGAAAGAATGTTTTCCACATTTTGACATTTCCTTTAAAACAACAAATAAATTCCTAAGGTTAAAGAGGAAGAATTATTTAATCCAAGAGAAACAAGATGCCCGGTCAAAAATGAGAACCGTAAAGAAAGTAACCCCTTGCAAATCTGTCCCAACCATGTGTATTAAGGTTGACAGTCCTACGGGATTATTTTTATGCGGTACAGGATGTATCCCAACTCATAATTCCGGGGTCGTTCTTAGAGCTTTCCCCTTCCATTGCCTTACATTCCCTTCTAGAGACAAACGGTACGTAGTCTTTATTATGGCTAACCAAAGATTGGCTAGCAAGAGATTAAAAGAAATAGAAGATGAATGGCTGAGTAACGAACTATTATCTATGAATTTGGTTAAGATTGTAGAACAATCCCAGACTGGGTTTGAAGTAGTGGTAACAGACGAAAACCAAGAGGAGATGTGGGTGCGCTTTGAAGCCTATGGCAAAGGGGCTTCTATCCGTGGTTTGAATGTACATGACTGCCGTCCGTCTATTGTATTAATAGATGACCCGCAGGATATTGAAGATGCTAAATCGGATACAGTACAAGAATCCGACTGGGAATGGTTTTTATCCGATGTAAACTTCCTTGGTAAGAAAACAAGAATTTTTATGATTGGCAATAACTTAGGTGAGAAATGCTTAATAGAGAGGGTTATTGAAAATCAGAAGGATTTGAAGTTTATTGGCGTCCGCATTCCTATTTTAGACGCAGAAGGAAATTCCGTATGGCCCGAACGATGGAGTTCAGACGAAATCAAAGCTGAACGGGAAGCCTTTCGTCGTATCGGTAACTTGGATGTGTGGGAAAGAGAAAAAATGTGTATTGCTATTTCCCCCGAAAGCCAATTATTCAAAAAGGAATATTTTAAATACTACAAGCCGGAAGAAGTAACTACAAAGGATATGAATATATTCACTACGGTTGACTTGGCTATTTCCCAAAAAGAAACTGCCGACTACACGGTTGTATGTACGGTAGGAGTTAATTCCGATAACCATTGGTTTATCCTCGATATCAACTACGGACGGTGGAATCCTTCCGATACGATTGATGCCATCTTTGATGCCGTGGTTCGATATAAGCCAGTATATGTAGGAATGGAAAAGGTTGCGTACCAAGCGGCGTTATCCCACTTTGTAGAAAAGGAAATGCCTAAGAGGAATGTCTGGTTCACGGTAAAAGATTTGGAAGCAAAAGAAAAGAAGGAAGAACGTATTAAAGCCATCCAGCCAAGATTTAAAGCAGGTACGGTATGGTTCCCCATGGGAGCTTCCTTTCTCGGAGAATTAGAAGGAGAACTTCTTGCTTTCCCTAAATCTTTACACGATGATTTAATTGATGCTTTGGCATACCAAGACCAAGTATACTTTGCTCCCGTTAGCAGTTATGAAAAAGTCGGTGGGGAAGATATCCCATTCGCCGGGAGTATGTAAATAAACACTTTGAAAGAGGTGATACCTTTTGACAACTAAAGCAAATATTACTTTGCCGTAGTTGAAAGGAGGTGATTAAAGCTTTTCTCTGAACTTTGTATCCTACGGCAGGAGAGTTTGGTAAGAGAATATCTTGGGGATTTAGTTTAATGGAAGAACAGGGGTCTCCAAAACCCTTAATGGTAGTTCGAATCTATCAGTCCTCGCCAAGAAAGAAACCATTAAATTATGCTGGGAGGGTAGACCCTCGAAAGTAGCTCTATCCTAAACGGACGGGCATACTTTTTAAGGTTGGTTTGGTCAGACGTGACTGCATAAGCCTGAAATTTTAACAGCCAAGGAAGTATCTCTACGGGGACTTCTTAAAATATACCCTGCTTTTCCTATGCTAAATAAGGTTTTCCTTGTTTTCATTTGCAAAAGGGGGCCTCCTCGTGGCGGGGGAGGTATTTATTTGTAATAGAGGAGGAGTTATGTCAAAAGGAGCTTTAGAAACAAGGATAGGCTTAAATAATGAAAACGGCCCCTTTTTAGGTATAGGTTTTGGTTTTATGGTTAATGTAAACCGTGTAACTTCCATCCTTCCATATATTGGTAAATACACCCATACTTTATATTTAAAAGCTAGAGATGAGGGCAAATACCATGACGCTACACGTGGTCGGGGGAAACGCTCTTTGGTGCTTTTAGATAATGGGGAGATATTTGGTTCTGCGTTTAAGCCACCGACGATTGTAAATAGACAGGTGTAAGGGGGGATTTAGTGAGTTTTCTTCAGAATAAAGAAAATCCGTCAATAGATGATATTGACAAAAGCTTAGTAACTGCTATTCAGAGAGATATTTCTGATGCTGAAAATTACCAAGATTCTGTAATCCTTCCAACAGTAAAAGAACGTTACGAAATTTACTACGCCGACAAGGATTACTACGCCCGCAAATTTCCTCGCCTGTCCAAGGTTTCGTCTTTGGTATCTACAGACGTTACAGATACGATTGAATGGGCGTTACCTTCTCTGATTAAAGTCTTTACTGGCGGTGACGAAGTTGTTACCGTACAGGGGGCATCAGAAGAAGACGATAAAAATGCCGAAATCATGCAGGAATTGCTCGTTTATCAGTTACAACGGCAGAATCGTTTCTTCCCTATCTTATATAACTGGATGAAAGATGCCCTGATAACTGGGATGGGCATTATTAAATGCTACTGGGACAGAAAAGAAGATTGCCAGCTCTTGGAACAGTCTATGAACATGAGAGCTTTCCAAGAATTACAGCAACAGAATGTTAAAATCCAGAGCGTCGAAGGTCCTGATGAGTTTGGTATTATGAGGGTACAGTATTTAAGCCCATATTACGTGAAGAACGCTCCCGTTATTGAGAATATTCTAGTATCGGAATTGCTTTATTCTTCCGATGCGAAGACTCTTGATGAAGCAAACTTTGTAGCCCATAAGAAAAAGGTGACAATGTCATATTTGCGGGAGAAGGAACAGCAAGGCATTTACGCAAACGTAGACCAAATCACGCCAAAGCCGATGACTGGCATCTTAGATGATGATATCGTCGAACAGGTTATTGGTGATAACTACCAAGGAATGAGTCAAGAAGCCGATGATGCGCGGGCGGAAGTTACTTTATACGAATGTTATACAAAAATAGACTGGGATAACGATGGTGTGCTTGAAGATATGATAGTAACCATTGTTGATGACACTATTTTACGGGTGGAACCCAATTATATGGGCAGACATCCGTTTTTCTCTATCAGCCCTACAAAAGACCCGCATAGAATTTGGGTAAAACGCTCTTATGCAGAGTTAATTGGGGAATTACAGGATTTAAAAGTTGCATTAACTCGGCAGATTGTACAGAATATCGCCCTTACCAATGACCCAAAGATGATTTTGGCAGAAGATGCTATCAATATCGACGATTATGTCAAAGGCAGAGCTGTTATTCGGAAAAAAGCCAACCACGCTATGCAGGACGTTGCTATGTCAATGCCTGTAAACCAGTTAAGCCCATATACATATCAATTCCTTGAATACATAGAAGCACAAAAAGAAAACCGGACCGGTATTACTCGGTATAACCAAGGTCTAGATGCGAACACGCTCAATAAAACGGCTACAGGTATTTCTCAGATAATGGGTGCGTCTACCCAAAGACTTGAGTTGATTGCGAGAATGTTTGCTGAAACTGGCGTGTATGAACTGTTCCGTTTTATGATTGGGTTAAACCAAAAATTCATAGACCAAGAAACGGTTATCCGCTTGACCAACCAAGAATTAGCCATCAGCCCAGATGATTTACAGGGGAATTTCGATTTGGTTGTCAATGCTGGAATCAGTATCGCCTCCAAAGAGTCCACTCAGATGATGCTACAGTCCATGCTTACAGCTTTGATGCAAGTGCGGGCGGCAGGTATCCCAATTGTAACGCCTGACAATGTATACAATCTCTTTAAGAAATGGATTGAAGCCGCTGGCTTTAAGAATTATGCGGATTATATTACAGACCCTGCTCTTGTTCAGCAGAGGATGGTTATGGAAGAACAACTAAAAATGCAGGTTTTGGCTTCGTTACCGCCGCAAGCGGCACAGTTATACATGCAAACTGGGGTTCTCCCTCCAGAAATTATGATGCAGTTGCCGCCTGAGTTACAAGCTCTGTTCAATAGCTCTACAGCAACAAGAACTATGTGGGGAGGAGGTTCAAATAATGGACAAAACGGAATTGGAGTACAGACAGGCTCTATGCTCGGCAATGGAATTGGGGGACAAAGCGGAGCTAGTCAAGACCCTAACAGCCAAATGGTTGGAGGATTATCAAGAACTGACAATCGAACACCTCAAAACGTGCCAAGACCGCGAGGTAATGGGCCTTCGCAACAAGCTGGTGGCATTGGAGGATTTTAAAAGCTGGCTTGAAGCCAAAGTAACAAATGCTGAAATTGCAAAAAATGAATTTGAAGCTCTTTCCGATAATAAAGAACCAGCTAATAGTTATACTTTATAAGGGGGAATCATAAAATTTAATGGCAAAACAGAACAGAATTTCTTACAAAGAAGACCAACAGATTAATCAGCCACAAGCTAATTACTCACAGTATCTAGCGGCTGTTAATGCTCCACCGATGTCTACTACTCCACAGCAGATAGCTACGGGGCAGGGACAGAAACAGAATATTTTGAATAGTCCAGTAGGTGCCGCCGTTAATCAGAAATTAGCCCAAGCACAGGCGATGGATAAAGCGGCTGGATTTAATGGATTTAACGTACGTCGGCAAGAATTGCTTGATAAATTGAATAGTTTACAGCCAAGTTTGCCGCAGTATGTTCCCAACAATACTAAAATGGACTCCCCTGCCTTCCAAGCTCAGACAGCTAATTTAGGGGATGGTTCCACTTTGATGAACCCCTCTGACGTTGTACAGGCACAGGAATGGAATGTGGATAAACTGAAACAGTTACATCCAGACTGGTCGGATGACATGATTAACCAGTATATGAAACGGCGGTTTAATTACCAGGCATATAATGCTTTAGTTAATGCTGGGGCTATCCAACCGAACCAAGCATCCCGTGATTGGACTGCATATTTGGCAGAAAAAGCACGTATGGAAGCAGAAGCCCGTCGACAGGCGGCACTTGCGGCACAGCAGGCTAGCTCCGGCGGTGGTTATGACAATAGCTATTATTCCGGTGGTGATTACTCCGACGGGGATAGTGGATATTACGATTCTGGCTATAGTGATTACGGCGATTACTCATCGGGAGACAGTTATTCTTCTGATTATAGTGACGACACCCCAACTATTCGGGAGGCTACCCCAGAAGAATCAGCGGCTTTGGATGACCAGTACTCCAAAGATTATTACTACCGTACAGGAACATATCCGAGTCCTGTAGGGGACGGTACGCCTCCAAAACTCTTTGCTTGGTTATGGGGGGACTAAATAAAGAAATCCTATAATTTACTCACCAACCCGATTAACGGGAGTGAAAGGAGAAACAAATGGAAGAAACAAAAGAATTAAAAATGAATATTCAGCTTTTCGCAGACGGTGAACAGCCTTCTGATGGAAATATAGACACACAGGGACAATCTGGTACTCAGAACCCCTCAGTGGATACCGCCGATAGCTCTAATCAGCAGAACGACGGTAATTACGATTGGTCAATCGACCCAGACACGGGAGATGTAAAATTCGACCCAAAAATGTTTGACGATGCAGATGGCGGGGAACAGGATTCTGATGAGCCAGAACAGCCAGCGGAACAACCTCCGGAACCTCCGAAACCTCAGACATTTACTGTCAAGGTTGATGGTGTGGACAGACAGGTCACACTTGAAGAACTTCAGCGTGGTTATATGATGCAAGCTGATTATACGAAAAAAACTCAAGCTCTCGCTAATGAACGCAGAGCTTTGGAACAGAAGTATAATCAACAACAGAATCCCCAACAGGGACAACCTGCACAGCAACAGAAACCAGTACAGCCTCAAGTAGACCCGAAAGCATACTACAAGACCTTATCTGATTATGCAATTAATCAGGTACAACGCAATTTGGGAGAAGATTTCGACGAATACAACCCAGTTCATCAGGCGGCTTTAGCGGATGAAATTTCCACTATCAAAGCCCAGATGTATGAACGGAACGCAAAACAGCAGGAACTTCAGCAGGTATATAGCAAATATGCCCAAGACCCAAATATCAAGGAAATTGATACTTACGCCGCACAGCGGTTAAATCAGCTTCCTTATGGGGCGGCGGTTAAGATTCAGAAAGCCCTCCGTGAAAACGATGCTCGTGTAATTGATGCATACATGGCGGCGGTACGTGATGAATATTATCGGAATAGAGGATATATCCCGGCTAGTGAACGTGCAGTTCAACAGAATCAGCCGATGGCAAGTCCTGCAAAACCAGTACCGAATGTAAAACCGCCTTTTGTTGAAAATACAGGAGCAACGAAAGAACCACAAAAACCAACACAGAAAAATTTAGATTATACAAAATTAGGTAAAATGACCCTTGCCCAACAGGCACAAGTTGCTACAAAATTAGGGCTTGGTTAATGAGGAGGAATATATTTGGCAATTATTGATAAAACCGTGAAATCCGGGACTATTGTAGGGAAAATCGAAGATGTTAGTGACTTCATCACTGCTCTTGACCCGGACGAAACGTTCTACTCTAAACGATTCGGAAATACTTCCGTAACATCCACTAAACACGAATGGTTGAACGATAACCTTCGTCCTGCACGTGACAACGCTACACTTGAAGCTGTTGATTTCGATGTACAGAAAGCACGTCCCCGTACACGCTCTGCTAACTACTGTCAACAGTTCCTCAACGGTTATAGTACGACCGATACCACACAGGCAGTTAAGAAATATGGTGTACGAGATGAACTGTCCTACCAGTTTGTTAAGTGCGGCAAAGAAACTGCCCGTGACTTGGAATACGCTATCGTAAACAACAAAGTAGCTAAGGCTGAAGATACACAGCCTGCACGTTTTGGCGGTATTGCGTACTTCTTGGAAGCTACAAAACCAGTAGTTAGCATTGGCACAGATGGTAAAGTAACCGTAACTGGTCATGAATTATTTGACGGTGACCCTGTTATCTTTGCGGCGGCATCTGATGGTGTATTGGATTCCAATTATAAAGCAAATACCACATATTATGTTCATGTAATTGACGCAAACTCTTTTACCGTACATAGCACACCGCAGGAGACTATGATGTCTAATACTTCTGAAACTGCTATTAAACCGTCTGACGCAGTTGCCGCTTCTAAAATGGTTTTGACTAACCAGAACTTGATTGATGCCGCAACAGCATCTACAAAAGGTGAACTCACATTTGACCTTCTGAATGATGCAATGCAGACAGTTTGGAAACGTGGTGGCAGTATTGATACCGTTGTTTGCTCCGGGAAGAACAAACGTAAAATCTCCGGATGGACGCAGGGTGTACAGAAAACTCGTCCGATGGAAAGTAAAGACCTTGTCGAAGTCATTGACGTAAACTGTTTCTATTGCGTCGCCGCCTAGTGATAGACGGATAAATTAAGTCTGCTCAAACGGGGAAGCCCTACAGGTAATGCTAAGGGTAATCCCGTCGGGTATGTGGCGTGAGCCAACAGCTCGCTATCGACTAACATTACTTCTATGTTTGGATATTTCTAAATAACGAAGGAGTTGTATAATATTTGAAAGCAAAAAACGTATCAATAGATTATAAATATTATAATGCAGACAACCTAGACTTCCACAAACCAGACCCGATAGATTTGGCTTGGTTAGGTGGAATTATGGATGGGGAAGGGAGCATATCCTTCCAAGTAACAACTCGTAAGACAGGAAACCTTGTAATTGTTCCTTTTGTTAGTATTACAAATACAGACGAAGGAGTAATAAACAAAGTAATGCAAGTCCTTGATGATATTGGGGTTGGATATAAAGCAAGTTGGGTAATAGATAAAAACCACCCAGAGCATCTAAAAAGATGTAATATCAGAATAGATAGATTTGCGAGAGTAAAAGGTGTTATTCCTATGGTTTACCCTTATCTCAATTCTGTAAAACAGCATAATGCAGAAGTTGTTCTCAACTTTATAAAAGAAAGAGAAGAAAACTTATTTACAAGAGATAGTAAGGGGAGAATTGTTAGGAATAAGTACCCCAAAGAGTTGATTGTGGAAATAGCGTCCGTAAGAAAACATAAAAGAGCTATGCCCTTAGAGGAAATGTTAAAAGCTCCGAATGTTGCCTAGGTTAAGGGATAGTCAGTTCCCATAGTAATATGGGGTATAGCCAAAGGTAATGGATAGAAACCGATTTTGGCAGAGTTGACGTAAACGCACATCGTATGTATACTGACGATGTTGTCGATTTGATTGAGTTCCAGTATTGGAAATTAGGCTACCTTATTCCGTTCCACACGGAAAATCCGCCTCGTACTGGTACTTATCGTCAGAAAGTAATTACTGGTTCTGTTACATTGGAATGTACAGCCCCGATTGCTTCTGCACGTATCAAAGGCATTTCTAAATAGTTTAGTGGGGCTTCTTCGGAAGCCCCTTATTTTTGTATAAAAACAAACTGTAGGTTTTGCGTAAGGGGTGATTAAATGGCATTGATTCACAGTGACGTGGAAATTGATAAAAAGACCCACGACTTCAGAATAAAACATAGTTGGGATGAGGGGGCTGTTCTTCGTGAATGTTACGAATCAAGAATGTCTGGTAAAGAAGGTTGGATTGATGGGAAGAAAGGTAAACGAATTGCTTCTATCCCCAAACCTTTATTCTATACTGACATTGAACTTAAACGCTATATGCAGTTGCGTGGCGTGGATGATATAGAAGCTAAAAATGTATTAGATAGATGGCTTTGGAAACACCCAGAGTACCGGACATGCAATCCGGGTTCCCGTAGCGGGGTGAACTAATGATAGAAGTCAGCGACGTAGCAAGAGCTATACTATTCAACTTAGAAGAAATGTATGCCCGCAAACATAGCGACCCAGAACTTATAGAAGCTATTAATACGGTATTACGGGTACTTAATATGATTTTAATTAACCGTGATAGCAACTGGATTGTCAAGGAACAGAAAATAAAAACTCGGAATGGCAAGGCGACTTTACCAGAAGATTTTGCCAAGATGAAAAGCATTTTTGTAACCAAAGATGGCGAACTACAGAGCTATGACGGTGATTATCGGATTGTAAAAGATACTATTTATATAGACGAATCGGGAACCATGGATTATTTCTATGTAGTCCCAGAAGTAGAAACGATGGAAGATGAAATAGATTTGCCTAGTATCTTCCTTGAATTATTTATTAACTTTGCAACAGGTTTATTGGACGGAACATTTGGGAAAAGCAGTCTTTCTTCTCTCATCTCAGATGAGGTAAATTCCCTTAGCAATTCAGCCAATTATCCTGTTATTGAACGTCCCATGCAATTTTATGTGTAGGAGGGAAAATAAATGACCGTGAACGATATTCTCGTCCTTGTACGACAGCGGCTTAATGATATGAACAAGCTCACATTTAGCGACGCTGAGCTTTTGTATTGTCTTAATAATGCAATGGATGAGCTATGTATAGAGTTGGCTGACCAATTATCGCCAGAGATTTTAAAAGAATTAAAAGTAAACGAAGACGGCACCTTTAAATTGCCAGACGATTTCATTTCTTGGCAGGGGCAGTACCCTTTGAATTATGTAACAGATGCCGACAACCAAACGAACGTAACAATGATGGGGCCAAGCTGGGATGGTGATACTCCTACTCTCAAGTACTTTGCATCAAAACCCCATTTTACTACCCTTACTCAGATAATTCCTTTTAGAACATTAAACCAGCAACAGAGATTAATGAAACTCTGCGTACAACAGGTAAAAGGGGGTGCAGATAATGAAGGTCAAGGAACTTCTAAATCAAGGGGCAGTACAGGACAGGCTTAGTGATAGTTTAGAAACAGGGTACAATACTAACGAGTTAATTGCTTATTTGAATGACGCTGTAAACTTCATCTGGCACGTTCTTATCAATAAAAAGTACTTCGAGGTAATTGGAGATTTAACTTTGACAGAAAAGAGCACTGCTATGCCCGACGATTGGTATAAAGTGTCTAATATGGCTCCCATTATCCCTAGAGAAGGCAAAATTGAATGCTATGGTACTCTACCACAGACAGTACGTTATTATAAAAAACCTCCACTTATAGAAAATGAGGGAAGCGAAATTCCTTTGCAGAACTGGGGTCTTCTTGATTTGGCGGTACAGATTATGATTGTTCTTGCAATGAGTAACCATGGTTTTGACATGCAGACAGAATCAGACTTTGCCCAGTCTATTGCTGGTATGATAGGAGGGTAGAATGGCAAACTCTATATCAGAAAAATTAGAAACAGCTTGGAAAAAGCTCCCTAATGCCATGAATGGGAACGGGCAGAACTTTATCTTCTTATTGAAGGAATTGCTGGGTGATTTAACCACAGAACTCAATAGCAAATTTGAAGAGATTAGTAAACTCTCAAACTATGTAACGGATACGCCAGAAACCATAGATGAGCAGTTAAAGAATTGCAAAATCAAGGAAGTCCGTGTGGGGACAGCTATCTCCCTTGTTCTCACTTGGGATTCTTCTGATATAAAAAATTACGAGTCGGCAGAGATATATATTAAAGAACATAAGGGGGATATATCTACTGCCATTAATTGGTCTTCTGTAGATGTTTCTCGTACTATCCGAACTACTAAGACAAACACGTATACGGTAGATGGGATTAATGCTGGGTATGTATATCAAATAACCTTTGTGGGAAAGAACAATATGGGAAGCCTTTCTAAGAAAGACAATGCCCCAGTCCTTACTTATGTGGTAAGTTCGTTAAACAATGTTCCTGACCCGCCCCTTGAATTTGAAGTATACTTTAACCGAGACGGGGCTTTGTGGAAATGGAAACAGCCAGACAACTTAGATTATTCTTATTCAGAACTTCGTACAAATCAAGATGTTGGTAATAAAGTAGGTTTACTTGAAGTAACTCAAGATACTCGGTCAACTGTTCTCCCTCCTACCCGTGAAGGTACTGCTTATCTTTACAATAAAGGGTATGGAAGTAAATATTCTATACCAATAGACACACAATGGTCTAAGCCAGTACCTGCGTCTCCCCAAACCTTTAAGGCAGAAAAAACATTTAGGGGGATTCTTTTCACTTACAGTAAAATCCCAGAAGATTGTATCGGTATTGTTATCTCAATCAATGGGGAAAAACATTACACACAAGATGACTCTTGGACGTATTACTGCTCAATGGGAAATTTTGTTGTCAAAGCTTGTTATTATGATATTTTTGGAGAAGGCACTTACACACAAGAAACCTCTATTGAGGTATATACCGAGATTGACCCTACTTGGTTAAAAAATGAGTCTATTACTCTAGAAAAAGTGGATACTATAATTAAATCTGCTGTAAAGGATGCTCAAGATAGCGTTGGGAAAATTAATACGATTAATGGAAGTATTTCCGAATTAAAGAAGACAGATGAAAATATCACTTCTACTGTAGCGTCAAACAAAGCCTCTCAAGATAAACAAAATCAAACCTTCATTTCTCAAATAAAACAAAATAGTGACAGTATAACTTCAGTAGTAACTAGCGTGGACAATACGAACAAAAAAGTGGAGTCCAACTACTCTGCCATTCTACAAAACCAAAAGGATATAGCCCTCCGAGTTAAATCTGACGATATTATTAATCAGATTAATATATCCAAAGAAGGTGTCCGAATTGACGGGAATAAAGTTCATATTACTGGGGATACAGTTTTCGACAAAGGAGTTATTGTCTCTAGTTATATAGGAGATAAGCAGGTTGTAGGAACCAAAATAGCAGATGGGGCAATAGAAACCGACAAGTTAGCCGCTAATGCTGTAACAGCGGGTAAGATAGCAACTAACGCAGTTACAACAGACAAATTGGATGCCAATGCCGTCACTGCAGAGAAAATTAAAGCTGGGGCTGTTACTTCTGCTAGTTTGGCTACAGGAGCTGTTACCGCCGATAAAATTACTGGTGGAGCTGTAACGGCTGGAAAGATAGCGGCAAATGCAGTTGGGGCTGACGAAATAAAATCTGAGGCTATAACCTCCGAAAAAATAAAAGCAGAATCTATTGAAGCTAGTTCTATTAAAAACGGGGCTATAACCTCCGAAAAGATTAATGTAAATTCTTTGGATGCTGTATCTTCTACAATAGGAACTCTTAGAACTAAAACTTCTGGGGCTAGGGTAGAAATACACGACAATTTAATTGTCGTGTTTGATTGGAACAATACTTTGCGTGTAAGGATGGGGGTATGGTAAATGTGGGGTCTAATCTTAATTTCTATCATGTTAATTGCTTTTTTTTTATACTATAGAGAGAAAAAGAAGGGTGAAAAATCTAAAATGCCTAGCGGAATTCAAATTTGGGATAAAAACGGGAATTTGCAACTAGATTACACAGACAGTTTGTGTAGACTATATGGGAGCTTTCGAATAAATGGAAAGTCAGGGTCACAGACAGTATATATTCCTCAAGATGATACAGGAGAGCTATTTGCGATTGTTATTGTGGACCCTATTTGGTATAGCTGGAGTATTATCCAGTATTACGTTTGTCCGTCTTGCAGTATTGAAATTTCAGGGAGAACCATTAATTGGCTAATGTCTTATTCCACAGCTTCTCAGGACATCGGGAGTTGGGATAAAGTAACAGGCACAGTTTATTATGGTACATGGTGATAAAATGAGTAATTATATAGAAATAAAAAACAGTAGGTCTATTTTGGTTAATGATAGTTTTAAAAATGTTAGTTTACGTAAGGTTATACAAACTAACCAATGTATACAGTCATATGTTTATGAAACCGACCACGGGGAATTACGTTATTTCTGCCACCCTCCAGTGATTAATGGAGACATTGTGTGTTTGGCAGGGAACTCAACAAGTTTTCTTTTTTATAAAAATTCCTATATGTCTGGACCAAGCGGGTGGGATTATTACGCACAAACCACTCCCAGAGGTAGTTCAGACACTTATTTTTATCTTTTTAACTTCCAGATGACCTCTGAAACAGGGGGATTAGAAGTCTCAGGTGCGGATGGAACACAAATATTTAATAGTAACCTTAAATATCTAAGGATTATAGATGTTATAAAAGGCCATGCATCATCTATAACGTATGGGATAAGAGCGTACAGCCACAAAATAGGAATAATTCCAGTTAGCACAGTCTTTAATGCAGGGAATGAAAACGCTTGGGTGACGGAAACTGATAGTATATTTTCTATAGGGTTCCCAACGTCGAACTCTTTTGGTTTCTATAGAACCCAGGACAAAAGCTTAGTAACCTATCCTCCGTCTAGTTGTAATCGAGAAATATATGTACTTGTTGTAAATTTAGATGGACTTTAAGTTAGGAGGTAGTATGGCGACTAAAATAAAACAAACAGCGGCGACTAAGGATATCTTAGTTAACCAAGGTGCTGATTATCGGCTACAGTTACGTCTATGCACTGGGACTAAAGAAAATCACACACCTATTGATATAACTGGCTATGTATTTAAATGTAAGATTAGAGAAACTGCGGATAGCGATGAAACATTAGCAGAAGCTGATGCGCATATCGTAGACGCAGAAAATGGTTTGATGGAAGTATTTTTCGACGACTCTATTACTGGGAAAATAGAAACAGACGGTCAGACGTATGATGCGACGTCTAAATTTGTTTGGGACGTATACGCAACAGAGCCAGAAGGAGATACCATCCGTATCATGAATGGCACTTGTTATGTAAGCCCCGGAGTTTCTTTTGATTGAGGTGAGTAAATGGCAATAGAACTAATTGAAGTAAATTTAGGGTTAAAAGGAGATAAAGGTTTACGAGGTGCGGGTATTGTAGATACTGTATTGCGTGAAGATGGCCATTTAATTGTCACGTACGAAGATGGTACAGTAAAGGATACTGGTCTTACAGCGTTCGTTGACGCTTCTAAGTACGCCCTGACTGCCAAAGAATCCGCTGACGCTTCACAGAAATCAGCTGACGCAAGTAAAACATCCGCCACTGAAAGCGCGGAGTCGGCAACGAAATCATCCAAATCTGCCGATGATGCGAAAATTTCTGCTGATAAAGCGGCAACTTCCGAAGCTAATTCTGCTACCAGTGCTACAGCCAGTGCCGAATCTGCCAAGAAGGCAAGTACATCAGAATCTAATGCTTCTACCTACGCTACTAATGCGAAGAAGTCAGAAGATGCCTCTAAGCTCTCCGAAACTAACGCAAAAGCAAGTGAAACAGCATCTGCGGAAAATGCGAAAGCAAGTGAAACGTCCGCCACGAACGCTAAAACATCTGAAACTAATGCTGACAGTTCCGCTACAGCGGCGGCAGAATCGGCGACCAAAGCGGCTACGAGTGAAGCTAATACAAAAGCTTTGGAAGAAAGTTCTACAACCAGTGCGACTAACGCAGAAAAATCAGCTACAGCGGCGAAAACATCTGAGACCAATTCTGCGGCAAGTGCGACCAAAGCGGAAGAATCTGCCACCGCCGCTAAATTATCTGAAACAAATGCGTCTAACAGTGCTTCCAGCGCATTACAGAGTTCGGAAACAGCTACCACAGCATCTACTACAGCTAAAGGGTATCAAGACAATGCAGGGGCATCCGCTAAGGCGGCTAAAACGTCTGAAACAAATGCCAAGGCTAGCGAAGATGCCTCTAAAGTAAGCGAAACTAATTCCGCTGAGAGTGCCACCAAAGCTAAAACATCCGAAACTAATGCAAAAGCTAGCGAAACAACGGTACTCACAAAGGCAAGCGAAGCATCTGCTAACGCTGTATCTTCTAAGAATTGGGCAGTGTCCATTGTATCACCCGATGGCGCGGAGGATACAGAAAGTTCTACGGGTAAGACTCAGTCTTCCCGTACATGGGCATTATTAGCTAAAACAAAAGCGGGAGAGTCTGCTCAGAGTGCTACTTCCGCAAGCTCATCTGCTACAACGGCTACAGAACAGGCAAATATCGCTAAGCAGAAGGCAACAGAAGCTAATAGTTCTAACGTAGCGGCAACAGCGTCTGCCAACAAGGCAAAAGAATCTGAAACAAATGCAAGTGCATCTGCCACGTCGGCGGCGACTTCCGCAAGTGAAGCTTCCGAATCTGCCACTAAGGCAAAGACTTCAGAAACCAATGCGGGCAACTCTGAAGCCAATGCTTTGCAGTATAAAGATTCCGCTCTTGAAAGCAAGACGGCTTCTGAAACTTCTGCAAGTAACGCATCTAAATCAGAAATTAATGCAAAAGCTAGTATGAACTCTGCGGCTACCTCTGCTACTTCTGCAAGTACGTCTGCCACCAATGCCGCTACTTCCGAAGAACATGCGGCAACTAGTGAAACAAATGCTAAACAGGCATTAGCTGAAGCACAAAAAATCCAGAAAGAGGTAGAATCTGCTTTAACAAAAGTGACGGGCTTTGCTAAGTATGCTGGTTCTGTAGATAATTATTCCGAACTCCCAGACTCTGGGCGGAATGTAGGCGACGTATGGAATATCGTAAATGCGGACACAGAACACCAAATTAAAGCTGGGGACAATGTTATCTGGAACGGTACAGATTGGGATAATCTGTCTGGATTTGTAGACTTGTCTAACTACCCAACAAATGCAGATGTAGCAAAAGCAGTAGTTGATACGACGTACTCTGGAGGTACAATCACCTTTATTCATAAAGACGGTACTAAATCTACGGCTACGATTGGTGACACTTCCCACGCTACACAGGCTGACCAAGATGGTGATGGTAATGTTATCACAGAGACGTATTACAAGAAATCAGACGCTTCTACTATACACCAATCTTTCCAAAATCAGATAAACGCAAAACAGGATAAACTAACCTTTGACACGGCTCCTACTGCTGATAGTAACAATCCAGTCACCTCTGGGGGAATTAAAACAGCTCTGGACGGGAAAGCTTCTACGGCGGACGTTGACAAGAAGATTTCCAAAGATAGCATCGGGGCTACCGTAAATGAAGATAATCCCTTGTCAACTCAAGTACCTTCCGAAAAAGCTGTCGTTACCTACGTAAAAGGAAAAACAGACGCTATCAATACAACCTTAGACTATGTAAATACCAACCTCTCTGGCAAAGCTGACTCCGCAACAACTTTAAAGGGTTATGGTATTACTGACGCCAAAATAGAAGATGGTACAATTACCCTTGGGGAAAATACTATTACCCCAATAACTTCCCATCAAGACTTGTCTGGTTACCTTACATCTAAAAATGCGGCTAATCTGTACCTTGGCAAAACGCAGAACGCCGTAGCGGCAGGAAAATTAACAGTAAATGCTGGCTCTGCAACACACCCCATATACTTCGCTGACGGCAAACCAGTAGGTACGACATATGAACTTAATGCTACCGTTCCTGCTAATGCTAAGTTTACGGATACAGTTCCTGATTTAACCTCGTATGCGACAAAAGAGTACGTGGCAAATGCCATTGCCGCTATTGCTGATTACGACAGTACTAAATTTTAAGGAGGGTTTACATGTCCGCTAATAAAGGATTAGTTTCTAAGGCATCTCTTACGGCTATAGGGGATGCGATTAGGGAAAAGAATAAAACAACCACGCAATACAGTCCATCCGAAATGGCACAGGCTATTAAAGATATAGAAGGAGATAAGATAGTAGTTACAACGGGAGATAAATATACCTTAAAAGTAATTGACCCAACTAATGGAGAAATTACTTCTTCCTTACAAGGGAAGACTATAAACAACTCGGACGGTACTATCAGCGTTGGTCTTACTGATAATTCTACGTATACGCCAAATACTGGCTACGACCCAGGTGTTATTTTACGTAGTTTTAATAAAGATACTAATTTATATATTGTAACAGGTACAGCGGCATCTCCGACCAGTGTAATTGATGACAATGGGTTTGCGAGGATGTACGCTGAGATTTCAACCTCCAGGGCATACCTCTATCCTCTAAAGACGTATAGTGGGGAGAAAACCGACCTAATGTCTGCCTCCGGGAAAATCTTTATTGCTGGGTCTAAATCAACACAGACTTCCCCCCCTTCGTATATATATTTCTCACCGAATATTCAAGTGTATTTTGACCCCGTAAGTACAAATATTTATGGGGGGATAACTCCACCCAGTGATACTGCAGGGAATGAATTCCTTGAGTATATATCTCTCCCGAATTTCGAGGTAAATAATTTTGCTTTTGGCTATTATAGGGCTGTGGCCTTTCGAAAGTTAAAATACGCAGACTTTGGGTTTATAAAAGGGTTCAAAGAATTTCATCTAAGAGGAGTTAATTTGGAAACTCTTATTCTTAGAAACACGGAATCTATAGTCCCTCTTACTGATGAATCAATAGACTTTTACGAATCGGTTGAAATAAAAAACTTGTACGTCCCCTCATCTCTCTTATCTGCGTATAAGGGAGGTGAGGGTTGGCCAAATTTTGTTACTAACTTTATAGCTCTTGAAGGCTCCAAATACGAAGACCCATATGCCTTTATAAAAGAAATAGGGGCTTCTTCTACCTAACAGACATATTGGCTTTGTTTATTGCCAAATTTTCTTAATTTCCTGCATATTAATGGAAAAATGATACCCCTGCCAAACGGCAGGGGCTCTTTTATAAAGAGGGGGTGAGATAAATAGCCAAACAGGTAGGTAAATCAAAACGAATAGGGAATTTCGATATAACATCCCTTGTAGGCGGCATGAATGTGGCTATAGACCCTTGGAGCCTATACGAGAAGAAGAACATGGCTCAGTCCATCGAGAATATGGAATTTGACGCAGAAGGGAATAGGCTCAAAACAAGACGGGGGCTTGGTAAGCCATTATATACATTCCCAGCTGATATTCTTTATATATGGTACGACTATGGGCTTAATAACTATATAGTTTTTCTCAAAAATAAAAATGTGTACACTTACGAGTACGGTAAAACCCCAGTATTTATAGGGACGATAAACGGTGATACAACCCATAGACCGTATTTAGCAAGATATACAAATGCAAACGGAACTAAGCTTTTAATCGCTTCTGGGGGAACCTTACAATCCTACGACTATTCAGGAACAAGTATTAACACAGATGATAAATACCCAGTATGTGATACGGTAATGGAACGGTTCTCCAGAATGCTTGTAACTGACGCCAGTACGAATAATATTAAATACTCTGGCATTGCTGACCCGTTCAACTGGACAGAAAACAGCAATGATGCATCCGCTATGAAGGACTTGGATGTTGGGGATGTAGCTTCTGTTACTGGGATTTATCCTTTGGCTTCCGAATTGATTATCTTCAAATCTAACGGACGCATCTATAAATTGGCCAATGAACCAGAGGACTGGAATGTTAGCTTAATTGGTACGGATAGTGATTTTATTTCTCGTGACGCCATTACAAACCTTGGGAATGATGTAGTGTACTTTTCTCGTCAAGGGTTACGTTCTCTTGCTACAACGGAAACATATGGGAACTTTACTAATGATGAAATCGGGGAAGCTATGAACCCAGAAATGAAATCTGATACGAGCGACCCGTGGTTATTTAAAAGCCAAAGAACACATCAGTTATTCATCAACCCGAACAACGGAAACAACCTGTATGTTTATCACTACCAACTAAAAGCATTTACTAAATGGATTTTTCCAAGCCCAATTCAGACAATAGCAGAGGGGATAGAGAAAACTCTCGTTGGATGTGGTAAGGAATTGTTTTCTTTGTCAGAAGAAAACCATACTGACGTTGTAAACGGAAAAGAAAATAAAATCCACCAAAAGATTATATCTGCTATTCTTTGGAATCAAAACTTAATGACCTTGTACCGTTCCCATTTAATGATTGAAAGTAAACATCCCGGCACCGCCCACCTTAGAGTAAATGATGTTACGTGGACTTGGGATTGGACAATGGACAAACAAAAAGAAGAATTTAAAACTCAAATCCGTGCTGATAATATGACGTTCACATTTGAAACAGATGATATTATTACATGGCACTTTTGGCTTGCGGTTGTTGTCCTTCAATATGTAACAATGACAAGCACGACATCCTCTGGGTCTAGTAGCGGCAAAGGATGGAGCAGTAGTAAATGGGGACAGGGAACATTCGACTATACAAATACCGATTCGGGAGGAAGTCCATATGGCTAATACAAAAGATGTGATAGACCACATCGATAAATACGAAAAGAAACTTGGAAGTAAGTTTTTCGATGATTGGGATATATATGTATATCCATGGGCTATACTTCTCTCTGATGGTTCTATAGCAACTTATGGAATGTTATACGACACGATTGTAATAGGCCCCACAACGGGAAATTTTAAAAAGCTTATTAAAGCTATAAAGATGATAGCTAAAAAGGTAGGGTTGCATTACTTGCTAACAACAACCACGAGGAATCCAAAAGCTTATGCTAGATTAAGTGGGGCTACGTTAATAAAAACAAATGTGTACAACGACTCTCCCACGGAATATGTTTTTAGAATGGAGGTATAGATGGGAAAAAGTAAAACAGAGTATCACGAAAGGGAGCTTTCCCCAGAAGAAAAACAGCTATACGCTCAGCAAGTTCAGTATATGCAGTCTATTCAGCCGGGGATTGATGCTCTTATTAATAAAGGAATGTCCAATCTTAATAAAACTTTCGACCCCGACTGGAATAAAGAATACGGAACGTACAAAGACAATATTCAAGACATTCTTGATAGACAGACCACATTATTGGACGGAAATTTGCCACAACAGTGGCAGGATGCTAAACAGAATTACTACAACCGGCTGTATGAAAACACGATGGGGTCTGGACTGCAAAGCTTAGCGAAGAATGGTGTAATTAGTAGCTCCCGAATGAATACCGCTACTAACGATTGGCAAAAGAATTTAAGTAGCCAAATGAGCAAAGATTATACCAATGACGTTAATACATATAATAATCTCTTGAACACACGTGAAAGCTGGCTCAACCGAGGGTTCTCTGTTCTTGGGCAGGCGGCGAGCCAAAGTAGACAACAGGCTACAGACTATTTCAATGCGGCTACTGGTACGCAAAAATCAAATACTGATGCCCTCACAGCTATTGGCAACAACAACAATAATAGAGGTTACGTAACTTCTTCTGGAGGTAGTTTCCTTGGGAACTTGCTCGGTGGTGTAACTAGTGGAGCCGCAGGTTATTTTGCAAACAGGAAGTAGGGGGTAAAGCATGTTTTATGTAAACACAAACAATACATCCACAGACCCTTGGTATAACTTGGGTAAAATGCTAGGTTGGGGATTGGGGAAACAGTACAAAAATTTGAATATGAGAGAGGCTAAAAAACAGGGTCAATACCAAGACTCTCGTGATAAGGCTTCTATGCAGGATAAGACAAATCAAGGATTCCAGTCTTCTTATAACCTTTACGACAAAACAAAAAATGACGCATACAACGACCTTAAAGGATTGGCTGATAAGTATAATAAAGAGCAATCTCAAGGGAATTGGGATGCTATGATTGCCGCCGCTAAAAAATACGATGATAAATTTGACTCTTCTGATTCTATGGGTGTTACAAATACCTTAAATAGAATCCATAGCGGCGAAGCCTCTTATTTACAACCTACTAGGAATGCGGCTATGGCTTCTGCCCAGACTATTAACCCAAATGTGGATTTCCAATCTAGCAATTGGGGGACAGATACATATAAAATGGGATTAGATACGGCAGGCTATTACCGAAACTTTGAAAATTCCAATAAAGGGAAGACTTTCAATGGCAAGGGGGACAATAAGTATACCGAATGGACAGATTACATTAAAAACGCCCCGAATACCACTCAGCAGGCAGGAGCGTTAAATCCAAATATGTTTTCTCAAATGCAAACTCCGACACTGCCTACATTTACCCTCCCGCAGGCATCCCCCCTAAATACAAATTACTATAACCCCAATGATTTACAGCCTTACGTAAAGGGGTGATTGAATGGATAACCAAGTTCAACTCTTGGCAAATGCTATCCGGAATCAGGAATCTAGTGGCAATTATAACGCCCTAAACTCCGATTCCGGAGCTTTTGGTGCATATGGGTTCATGCCAAGTACATGGGAAGATACAGCTTCCCGCTATGGTTTAGACCCGAACGATAAAAGCCCAGAGAACCAAGACGCTATGGCTCTGGGCCTTATTAATGAATATTGGGAAAAGTATCATGACCCACGGGCTGTAGCGTCTATGTGGTACTCTGGTAGCCCCGATTATACGGTTAACTCTGATGAAGGGAATTATCCCACAGTATCCAGTTATGTACAGCAGGTTATGGATAAAATGGGGCAGGGAGGACAGACTTCTTTTAACTTCCAAGCTAAAGACGTTAATAACATCCCTTTTGTTAATTTAATTGCCAATCTTAGGATAAATAACCCAAACGAGAAATTTGATTATCAAGGTATTGCCGATATTTTATCCAAGCAAGACCCAAACCTCAGACAAGCTATTGAAAATGACAGGCTTACCAATGAAGACTATACGAAATCATTGGGTTCTCTCCCATATGATGTGGCTCAATATGTTCGACCACACGCAGAAAAATTAATGCAGTATAGAATGGAAAATATAGCCCGTGACAATGCAAGCAATATACTGCAAAATAATTTACAAAAGGGAATGGCGGCAGTCAACCTTATTAATAACAGTAACAATATATATAATAAAAATGCATATGCGTCTATTATGAAGCAGATAGGTATTAATGTACCGAGTAATACTGACCAATACGTAACTGGTAATCAGTTGTTTGACGCCAAAATGAAGGATTGGCAAAATGAAAGAAAATGGAATTTAGCACAGCAGAAATTAAATAGTGCCGAACAGCAGGAAAATCAAAACCTTGGTTTATTACAACAGAAGATAGACCAGACTAATAAATTCTTATCAATGTATGGAGGTGGGAAATGAGTTACGCAGACCAATTTTTAGGACAGACAATGAGAAATGGAACTAACGGTTGCGTTGAAGCTGTTGGTTTGATGGGGGCTGGTAACTCCCCCTTCTTGGCTAATGAATATAATAACGGACAATTTTCAGTTGAAGGATTAGTTTCAGACGCCCGTAATGCGGGAATACCTATTATCCCGTATGCTAAAGGTGCGGCTAGTCCTAACGACGTATATATATATGGAAACAATGACCACGCTACATTAGCAGATGGGTCAGGCGGTTATTGGGGAAATTCGAGTTCCCAAAACCAAATCGTGAGAGGGAGTGACGCAGAATCAATGGGAAATTTACAACCTACGGCAATTATCAAGACAGGTGGAGGACAGAACGGAGGATTTAACTTCCAAGCGAAGGATTCTCAGGGTAATCCGTTTTTAAACTTAAAAGCATACCTTAGAGTAAGCAATCCTAATGAACGATTCGACCAGCAATCCATCCAAAGTATCCTCGGTCAGAGTACTCCAAGTTATGAAAACCAACGTTTGAATGACTTCCTTACTCATGAAGATTACAGCCTAGACGCTTTGTCCCATGGCGTAGACGTATACCAATATCTTAAACCACACTCCGACAAATTAATGGCTCTACGTGACGCAGACCTCAAAGCTCGTGTAGATGCAGAAACTAAACAGCAGAGATTGAACCAAGCTATCCAGTTGGCTAATCTTATCAACCAATCTGGGAGCGTAGATAATCGCCGTGCCTATTCCGCTCTCGGCAAGATGTTTGGGATTGGGGTTCCAGATGACTCCGACCAGTTTATCAGTTCCTCTGACTTGCTTGGGAAACAAATTGCCCTTAATAATGCAGAACGGAATTACAACTTCGAAGTCGAAAAACAGAAGAAAGCGGATGAATGGAAACAAAAAGAATTTGACCTCAAGAAGGATTTGGCTGATAAACAGTTCCAGTTATCACAACAAAAACTTGCCGCCGCATTATCAAGAGGTGGTGGGAGTTCCGGAGGCTCTGGGAGCTCTGGTGGTGCCAAAGGAGCAACGTTTAGTAATGCGAAAACTATTATTGAGCTTCACGATAATTGGGAAAAGAACCATCCGGGAGAAGATAACCCAGTCACATCAGCGGCTTACGGGAAAGCTGTACAGATACTCAACTCTACCTTTGGACAGTCCTATGACCCAGATGATTACTATGCAGATATGAGTGATGCAACCTCTCTCCTCCAAAAAAATGCTACAGCTATAGCTAACGGTGACCCAACCGCTAAGAATAAAGAGGCATTACAGGCTCTTATGCAAGCGGCTTATGGTGACAACTACGACGACGTAAACAACGGTATTAATTGGAGCGATTACGGGCTGTAGAAGCTATTTTTAAAGAGTAACTTTTTCTTTAGGGTAATTATACCTAGAGAGATAGTTACCCCTAAAAAATGCCCTCCAGAAGGGTGATTTTGACAATTTTAAGCATTCTATGACGTGACATTCTAATGTTTTTATTTAGACAAGGCGGTGGTTTAATTTGGCACTTTTAGGTGCATACCCATATAGTTATGCTGTAAGTTCAGCGTTCGGAAATGACGCCCTTAATCCAGACTTAGCCCCTACCCCCCATTACGGGGATGGGGGATTCCTTGACAGTTATTTAAATTCAGCAATATACGGACTCGGCGGAACTTTAGACACTTTTGGTGCTGGCTTAGATGTCCTTGGCGATAAATTAGGCACTCCCGATATTGGTATCGGGGAGGGACTCTCTAACCTTGGGCGGAGTTTAGAATATGGCAGAGCACCCACAAAAGAATATTCTTGGGAAGATATAAAGAGCAATCCTTGGGAATATGTTACCGACCCGCAAGGTTTAACAAGCACAATAGGTATGACTGTTGGTAGTGTAGCTCCTGATTTAGCCGCATTAGCTATTACTGGCGGGATGAGTTCTGTTGCAAGTCTTAGTGCTAGAGGTGCCGTCCGTGCAGTAGGCATGGCAGGGCGTTCGGCTTCTCTCGCAGAAAAAGCTAGCGAAGTAGGCAGAGCTGTATCGGGTGGAAGTAAACTTCTTGGAGCTTTAGCTGATGGCGGTAAGGTTGTTGGAGAATTTGCCGCCAAGAACGCCATCGGCGGCTTTATTGATGCTACTAGGGAAACTGGACAGACATACCAAGATGCTATCTCTCAAGGGATGGATAGAGATTCTGCAATGGATAGCGCAATGACCGACTTCGGCGTAAACATGCTCTTAGGTACAATCCAAAACGGTATCGAAATGGGTATGGTTAAAGGGGTTATGAAAGCCCCCGGCAGATTATTGTCTTCTGGTGAACGGATTGCAGAAAAAGAAGGTTCGGGACTTGTAAATGCCATTGCTAATGCAGGTGAAAAGGTTGCCGACTGGTCAGATACGGGATTACTTAAACGGTTTGCTACCCGTGGTATTCCGGGTATTGCCGCCGAATCTTACACGGAAGGATTGCAGAATGAGTTGGAAAACTATTCTATCAACGATACGCCGATAGAATACAATCCATTCGATATGCAGGATTCTTCTAAAGACCAAATGGCACAAGCCGCTATTGGGTTCGGGCCTCTTGCATTTCTTGGTTCGGTTGGTCATCGACGTGGGCGTATTAGCGAATCTATTGAGGATAGCAAAGAACAAAGCAGTATCGGGGAAATCCAAAACCCAGAAATAAATATAGCAAGAGAAGAACTCCGAGAAAATGCAGAAGGGGATTCTTTAGCGGGTTTAAGCAACGAAGATGCGACTACTCTCTACAACGACCTTGTCACAAATAGTCCAATAACTGTAAATGATGAAATTACAAGTGAAGCTGATTTGCCTACTGACGCAAGGGTAAACGAATTAACAAATACATTAAGCACAGTATCTCCTCGTGACACTTACGAAAGAACTCTCTTTACAGACGAAAATGGAAATGTTGACCCCACGTTCGAAAAGAATCAAACTTTGGCTAATATGGCTTTGCAGTTAGCAGGTACAACCGATGCTGACGGAAATTTCCGTAGCCTTTCTGTAAACCCAGTGTCTGAATCCCCACACGAATTAAAAGGACAAGAACGTAAACAGGCTATTGAAGGTTTAATTAAATCCCCAGACTTCCCAGAAATCCAAACTCCAGCAGATGCAAAAGGAGTTATTGATATTATCAATAAACGGGCAGTAGACGAAGCTAACCGAGCCAGTGCAAACGATTTAATTGCTCGTGATAAAGCTTTGGGGAATACTCCCCCCGAAATATACGTTTCCAATGCAACATCTCCGTCCCCTGATGTAGCTCTTATTAACCAATATGGGGAACAAGTAAGAGAAAAAGAAAAAAGGGCTAGAGAAGCAAGAACTAACCAAGAAGCTAAAGTAAAGGACGTTAAAAACGAAATCAAAAAAGATTTGCGGGAAAATGGCACTAATTCTATTTACTACGCCCCAGACGGTAAATTATCCGAAACGGCACAACAGAAATTATCCGAACTTGGGGTAGATGCTTCTCATGAAAAAATTCAGAACGTTATCACGGCTGAAACAAATAGAGCTACAAAACAAAGCCAAAAAATGCAACGGAAACAGGTATTCAACAAGGTAGCATCCATTAAAGAAGATTTAGAGAAGAACGGTGTCCAGTCTCAATACATGGACGAAAATAACAAAGAAATTGTTTCCTTACCCATTTCCGTTAACCAAAAACAGCAGTTAAAAAATGCAAGAGCTAAGGTAATGAAAGAGTCTAAAAAATCAGCTAATGCTATGATTAAAGACCTGAAAGAAAATGGAAAGGATTCCAGTAGTTACCCTAGCACTCCTGAAAATAGAGCTTCAGTTAGCGCAGAATTAAAGAAACTTTCTCTTAAAGACCGTAAACGGGTTATTGATGCAATCAATACTGTTAAAGATGGTGGGAAAGTTCAAAAAACTCCCAAAGCTCAGAAAGTAGAACAACTACCTCAGAATACACCGAAAGTTAGTGAACAGATTACACCTACCCCCAAGACATCGGTTAAAGATAGAAAAAATGCACGTATGGCTATGAGCGGGACTAAAAAGGTGAAAGGGTTTATTCAGAGAGTGCATGAAGCTATCCATGGAGACAAAGTTCCCACTAACAGAAACCGTAACGCTGTTATAGACTCTCTCTTATATCCGGATGAAGTTGCTAAAATTAAGAAAGATTTCCAACCTCTTTACGATAAATTCAAAGGACAAAAAGTAAATGATAAAGGACTGAATAATCCTGACGTTATCCCTAACAGTGTAAAAGAATACTATGACGCAGAAAACGAAATTAAAAAGGCTAAAAAATCTGGGAAGATTGCCTTACAAAAGAGACAGTTGGAGACATACTCCAAAGAAGAATTAGCTAAGTTAGAAAGCATGGGAATTAAAGTAGAGGGATTGGAATCGAAGAAATCGAATCCTGTTACTATTTCCAATTCTAAATTCAAAGACGGGGAAGGCAGTTTCGACGCAAAAGTAACCATCCCCTCTGGGAAAGTAAAAGATTGGCACGGGAAAGACGTCCCTTTAAGCAAAGCGGAAAAAGATGATGTGTTGGACTACCTCGAAAAGGAACATAAGATTACATCCAGCTCGAAGACTTCTATAGAAATTGGCAAAGATGGGAAAACCGTCACTATCAAAAACGCCCTCGCTACTGGGGGGAAGGAGCCTGACGGATTTAGAGAATCCCTGACAGGGAAAGAAAAACTTGCTTACGACATACAAAGAAAAGAGTCTGAAAAATCAGAAGAAATAAAAAAAGCGGATGATGAAAAGGCATTAGAAGCAAGAAAGAATATAAGACAAAGAGGGAAGAAAATCTCCAAAGAAGAAAAAGAAGTCCTTGATGGAATTTTTGGCAAATCCCAACTTGGGGATGTGCCACAATCTCACATGGAAAATACAAAAAAAGAAATCCGAGATATAATCCCCAACGCCAAAATAACCAACGTGACAAACACTTCTGTAGAATTTACAATGCCTAACGGTAGAAAGATAACCTTTGATATTGTTAACAAGGTATTCCTTACTGGGGAGCAGTTACAAAGAGCAAAAGAAGAACATGGAATTAAAGGGTCGGAGAATGTAACAGTCCTCGGATACACTCAAAACAAGGGGGATAATATCTATGTTCAGTTGGCTAATGGTACAGGGAAAGGAACGGCTTTCCACGAAGCGTTCCATGTGGCCAAAATGATGGGGTTGAAAGATTCCGAAATAAAAGCTCTCGAAAAAGCTTTTGGGACTAATGAAGAAGTGCAAGCTGACGCATACCGTGATTGGGCGTTAGGCAAATCTGAAATTCCGAAATCTGGCATATTCAAGAGCATTTGGAATAAGATTAAAGATATGGCATCCAAACTTGGCATTATTTCCGAACGCACACCATCGGTGCAGGAAGTATTTAGTAAAATCAAATCTGGAGAAGTATATGAAAGAGAAAGCTCCCCAATGCAACAGGTTGGTAAAGCTCAGTTAAAGAAGGAAAAACAAGAAATCGTCGGAAAACAAGTACGGAAACACGGAGTGAAAGATGCTAATGACGCCACAAAAAGTGCCATTATCCGTGGAGCTTTAGATTCCATTATTGGCAGTAAAATTAAGTCTGATAACAAGTTGGGGACTATCGGCAGATTCTTAAAAAATCCGCAAGAAATTTTTGAAAAATACCTACCGAAGAAGGCAAGACACATCTATGAATTAGCTGATGAAGCGTATAGGAAGAGTCGGGACAAGACATTAGAATATACGCAGAAATACCTTGACATCCGTAAAGGATTGAACAAATCCCAGATAGCGGCATTAGATAGACTTATTCTGCACGCAGATAAAATGGGTCGTTCTCCTATGCAGGTACAGAAGATTGGCAATGTATACTTAGCCTTAGACCATAACGGGTACATAGAACATTACAAGTCAAGTGTGGAAGCCGCTAAAAAAGTAGCAGAGCTTAAAAAATCTGGGGAATATAAAATGGTCGGCTCCCTCCGAGATTCTTTGGAAGATGCTGGCTCCGAAAGAAACCGTGGCTTTACTGTATATGCCCTCTCCAAAGGGAGTTCCGCATTCAGGAGCGAAGAGTCCGCTAACAGTTTCGCTAAACGAAATTATGCACGGGCTGTTACTGGAATGTTAAACCAGATTGACGGGAGATACGGGGGTTCCTCGTACAAACCAGAAAATATCAAGAGTGTAATTAATGCATTTGCGAAGAATGAAAAATTCTTTGACGATATTTATAACGATTCTGTCCGTGCGGCAATAGACGCAGGTGCGGCTACGAAACTACCTAAGAAACGTAATGGATATTTCCCACACGTCCACTTGCCCTACGTCGTTATGGAAAAAGATTCCGACGGTAGCTGGGTAAGAACAAATTCTTTCTACAACGCTTTGGACGCAGAAGAATACGTTCAGAATATTAATAAGGGGGCAGAGGATGGAGAAATAAAAGCTAAATCTTTCAAAATGACTCCCATGGACACAGTCGCATTATCTACAAAACTTAATAGCTCAGAGCGGCTCACCCCAAAGCAAATAGAAGAATTGAGAGAAGAAGGTTATTTAAAAGACAGCGATGATGTTGCAGAAGGAGAATATAACAATCAGTTAAAGCGAGCTATGTTGTCTAAAATCTTCAAAGATAAAGATGTTATCCCCGTCAAAGATGTTATGGATAGAGCAAATACGATTATGAAGAAATGGAACTCAAATACCAAGAATGCGATTCATAACCGAGTTGTAGAGATGGTAAAAGCTCAAATGAAAAATACCAAGCTTATAGATAAACTACGCAGAAGAACCTCTGAAACAATTAGTAAAGATGAATTATCTATGTTAATTAACAATGCCAATATGAAAGCAAAGTTTAACCCCTACTTCCAAGGTCGGTTAGATAACCCCGAAACGATGAATGGGTTTAGTAAAAATGTCGAAGACTCTACATGGAGATACCTTGGCACAATGGCTAACTATGTAGCTAAAGCTAAGTTTAAGGCGGAAGCAACAGCGGCTTACAAAGAAATGTACGGAAGAGATGTAAACGACCCTCCTGCTACAAACGAACAGAAATTCTTGAAAACATATATTAAGACGATAGAAGCTCCTCGTTCCGTCTCTGCTTTTGATAATCTTGTTAACAGTGTCATGACAGACTTTATTGGAAAGATAGAAAATAGGACGGGGGCTATTGGGAGATTTGCTAGACGCCATCACACAGACACCCCGTATTTTGACCTTACAAGAAAAGTTATTCGTACACAGAACTACACAAAACTAGGTATGGCAAACCCATCTGCTATGATTGTGCAGGCGGCACAGCTCTTGAATGCCAACGCTAAAATTGGCGAAAAGTACCTGCTTCAAGGGATTAAGCTCCAAGGAAAGAAAGGTACGTATGACAAGTTATTTAAGCACGTCGGGATTGATGATAGAAGCATTGCAATAGAGGCTGAAGATATTGGACATACACCGGGAGCATTTGAAAAGAAACGGAAAGTACTCGGTGGGCATTCCCTCGAAGATGTTGCAGAAAAGTCCATGTATTTCTTCAACAAAGGTGATATTTTTGCTCGTAAAGCCACGGCTATTGGAGCATATATAAAAGGCAAAGATAACTTCGATGCGTTACCAAAAGATAAAAAAGATGCTCTCTATAAATCCATTGTAAAGAAATCTAACGGAAAGATTAGTATGGAAGATGTAAAAGAAAAGTACGCAATGGATTATGCGAAGAAAACTGTAACAGAAACGAACTTTGACTATAGCCCTGTTAATTCCCCTCAGGCGTTTGCTATGGCGGGGCAGACTGGTAAACTACTCTTACAGTTCCAGAAATATCCTCTGTTTACAATCAACTTTATGAGAAATAATACATTGAAAGAGAATGTGAAATTCCTCGTTCCAATGTTGATTCTTACAGGGGCGACAGGGGCACCAGCGGCTGATTTATTTGATGATGTCATCGACTCTGTTACTGGGACAAGCCCGGGGCTTATGATGCGAAAAGCTATGATTGACTGGGCAGGGGGAAGTGCTTCTAAGAAAGCACTCGTAAACGTAGCTCTGTATGGAGCTCCCACATTAGCGGGAGTTAACTTATCCTCTCGTATCGGGATGGGTGATGCCCTTACTCCAAGTTTAGGCCCGACGTACAGTACAGCAAAAGGTGTTGGTCAAGCTATTATGGGAGCGGAAAGTGTTCCTGCCGCATTCACTGGAGTCCTCAAACAGATAGCTCCTCGTGCAGGGCAAATCCAAAGTGCCATTTCTGGGGACTACAAAAATAGCTACGGGGATACAGTTTCCCATTATTCGGCAACGGACAGATTCATGAAGCTCTTAGGATTTAAACCTGTTAGCGAAAATAACGCCGCTGACGCCAATAAAGTTTTAGGGGTTATGAAGAAAAAGTATACAGCAGAAGTCGCTAAAGCTAAACAAGAGTATATAAAAAACCCGAATGGGGAAAATTACGATGCTCTTAAAATTTATGGTATGACAGATTCCCAAATTGTGAAACTTCTAAAAACAAAAGATACGACTTCCATAGACATGAAGATGAAATCTATCCCGAAGAACAATAAAGAACTTCAGAGTTTGGCTAAATCAGCTAAAGCATTTAGTGAGTAGTATAAGCCCCCTTATGGGGGCTTTCCTTTCAAGGGGGTAATTATGGAATTTACTTTGGTTGTAGAAGGACTAATCCTTCTCTGCACAGCCCTAGGGGGTTTTAGGCAGTACATTTTAAAACCTTATTTCGACCACCGTGACCAGGAGCGTGAATGGAAGGAAAAACTGGAAAAGGTAAAAGAAGAAAAAGAAAAAGAGAGAGAAGAACATCAGAACGAAAGGACGAAGATTCTCTCCTCTAAATATGACCAACTAGTCAATAGCATCACAGCATTATCAAAATTGGTGGAAGATTTAAGAGCGGGGCAACAGCAGATGAAAATTGACGAAGCTCGTTTTGACGCAAGATTTGATTCTATTGAGACCCGCATAGATTCTTTACAGGAAAGAGTTGATAGAAATAACTAGGACACAGAAGTTTTTTAGAACAGTAAAAAAGAACATTGGTCACATCTGTATGACATTTGGTATCGTTGCGGCTATGGTTGTATTATTTTCTTGGACTTTTGGTTATTGGAGTAATGGACTCTATGGAACCCACTTCCAGATAGACTCCTGTTGGCAAGGGATTAGTGCTTGCGGGATGGGGTTGGTAGGCTTAATGAAGTGGTTGGTTGATTCCACGAAAAACAGCCCTAGAGGGCAATTTCCAACTCCACCACCAGTAGTTACATATTGTCCGCAACAGAAGAAAAAGGAGGAAGATAAATGTTAGGAGAATTATCATCTAAGTACGAATCTAATGGGGATGTAGGCTGTATCTCGTCTGGTTGGGGCGACCCCGGTGGTAAATCGTATGGGGAATACCAATTATCTTCAAACGCTGGCAGTTTACAGGCTTTTGTACAATGGTGCCAGTCCCAAGGGTATTGGTTTGCTGACGAACTTGCAGGTTGTGAATTATGCTCTGATGAATTTGACCAGAAGTGGAAAGATATTGCAGAGTTCCACACAGAAGAATTTAGGGAAGCACAATACGAATATATTAAACACGCATACTATGACCCCGCCATTAGAATATTAGCAGATAACTATTTTCATATCGAAAACCACGCAGAGGTTATGAAGGATGTTGTGTGGAGCCGTTCCGTTCAGTATGGGCCGGGAGAAATCCTCAATATGTTTACAGAAGCTTGTCATACGATGTACAACAAAGCCAATAATGATTATAGCGGCTACCCAAATATGTCTTATATTGATGACCCTCAGTATGACTATGATTTTATTGTAGCTATCTATAATGTATGCAAAACTCCAGAGTGGAATAGCTCGTCACTCAGAGAAAGTTTAAATAACCGTTTTGATAGTGAATGCCACGAAGCATTAGCTAAATTATAGGAGGGGTTCCATGTGGACAATTATATTTCAAAAAAGGTTTTTCTTTATATTGTTCTCGTTCTTTTTGCTATCTCCGGGATTCTTTTCGCAAGCATCCTCTACGACAGTAACAGAACAGCCAAGTCAGAAAGTAGAGATGTCATACGAACAGTACAATCAACTGAGAAATCAGTTCAATCTGCTCAAGACGAAATTGGAAATGCTAGAGGAGAACTCTCAGACGGACAAGAAACAATTGGAAATCTTGAGGAATCAAATCGAGAGAGCGGACAGCTCATTACAGAATGCAAACAACTCATTGGAAACATCGAAAGAGAATTTGCAGACATTGACAGAGCAAATAAACTCCCTAACTCACAAGATAGCAATTAAAGAAAGACAAAATAAATTGGCTTGGATAGTAACAGGAGTCGTAACTGCTATTGCAATGTCGAAATAACATGTTCTCAAGCCCATTTTTTATCCCTATCGTATCCTCTAGGTTAAATTATACGTGGAAGTATAGTTATACCCAAAAACAGCCCTCCCAATAGCCATTTTTAACAAAAAACAGCATTTTGTGATTACAGCCACCCATTACGGGTGGCTTTTTTTTTGTTTACATACTCAAATCCCCAATGTCCCCAATTGACTATGTGGTTTTAAGTATGTATAATGTAGTTAGATATACTTTTAAAAAGAAAGGAAAGGAATGATTTTATGTTTTCTAACTTACATCAGCATACGGACTATAGCCTCCATGATGCATTTTGTACAATTCCCGACCTAGTTGGTAGAGCTAAAGACCTTGGATACCCGGCTTTGGCAATAACCGACCATGGGACATGCACAGGGATAATAGATTTTTACCAAGAGTGCAAAAAACAAGGAGTAAAACCTATCTTGGGGTGTGAATTTTATTTAGCTTCTGAAATCACGGTAAATGGGTGTGACACGTACCATCTCGTAATCTTAGCCAAAGATATTAAAGGCTACAGAAATATGATGAAGTTGGACACATACGCCCATGAACATTTCTACCGTAAGCCGAGAATTAGTTTTGAAGCTCTGGAACAGTACCACGAAGGTTTGGTATGTACAACAGCGTGTGTAGCTGGGCCACTTAGTGCAGAAAACGCAGATGAAATGTATTCCCGCCTATTATCTATTTTTGGTGATGATTTATATGTAGAAATTCAGCCCCATAATTTTCCAGAGCAATTAGAGTACAATAAAAAATGGGAAAATTTAGGGAAGACGATTGTTACTCTTGACAGTCACTATGTGAACAAGGAAGATATTCCAGTACATAAGATGTGGCTAGGTTTAGGTGATGATTCTCAGTACTATGTATCTGATGACTATTATCTCCAAAGTGAAGAAGATATTGTGAAATGGTTTAAAAGCAATAGCATGGACATTACTAAAGCTCTTGAAAATGTGCAAGAAATTGTTGATAAATGTAATGTGGAAATTGAGTTCGGGGGACAACACTACCCCGTATTTTGTGATGACCCTGCAACTTACGTAAAGAAGAGGTGTAACGAGGGATTTAAGAGACTGGGAATTTCTAAACTTCCCAATAGTAACCAATACATAAAGCAAGTACGGCATGAATTTGACGTATTAAATAAACTAAACTACCTCAACTATTTTTGCATTATTGACGACATGTTAAAACATTGCCGAGAATCCGGCATTCCTATGGGGTTAGGTAGGGGGTCTGTTGTTGGGAGTTTAACAGCCTATCTAATGGGGATTACGCAACTCGACCCAATCAAATACAATCTCGTATTTGAACGTTTTGCTAATCCAGAACGTGTAACTCCAGCTGACATCGATTCCGATGTATCTACACCAAGAAGACAAGAATTAATAGAATATATCAAGAGCAAATATGGGGAAGTATACCAAGCCCGTACTATTAACTATATCCAAGATAAATCAGCAATACAGAGAGCTGGAGAGGCTTTGGGAATTGAACCCAAAATCCGTATAGCCAAATCCAAAAACATAGTTAATGTAGAGGATATGGTTGCCAAAACCAAAGAGGAAAAAGAATGGAAAGAGCTTGCCCTCAAATTTAAAGGCCACATAATCTCCTATGGTTGCCACGCATCGGCTGTTCTTGTATGCCCAGAAGATGTTACTAATTGGACAGCTATTGAAAAACAGAAAGATAATATGGTTGTGTGCCATGACTTTCATCAGCTAGAAGCTCAAGGTTTATTAAAACTTGATATACTTGGGCTAGAAACTCTTGACATTATAGAAAAAACAAAACATAGAGCTGGAATTGATTCTTTAAATATAGCCAATATTCCCATTGATGACAAAGATACAGCAGAAATGTTGCGTCGGGGGAACACTGCAGGTTGCTTCCAGATTGAATCAAATGTTATGACAGGAATAGTTCTGAGGATGGGGATAAAGAACGTAGAGGACTTGTCCTCAGTGGTAGCCTTGGGCAGACCGGGGCCTCTCGATAGTGGAATGGCAGAAACGTTCCTCCGTCGCAGAAATCATCAAGAGCCGACTATATACGATATTCCAGACCTTGAACCAATCTTAAAAGATACAGAAGGGGTTATCGTGTACCAAGAACAAATCATGCAGATTGCACAAAAGATATGCGGATACTCACTCGGAGAAGCTGACAATCTACGACGTATCATAGGGAGAAAGGTTAAAGATGAAATGCAACCAGTCATAGCAGATATGATTAAAAGAGGTGTCCAGAGAGGGTATACAGAAAAACAAATGAAAGACCTCACGGATAACATAGTCACATTTGCCTCCTATGGATTTAACCATTGCTTGTCTGGAGAAACAACCCTGTATAGGAATATAAATGAAAGGAAACCCTTAACTCTCGAAGAAATGTATAAAACAAAAACAGATAAAAAGTGGGCAAAAGAAAATAAGCACCTCAGTTTGTGGGAAAAGTACAATAGATATGGTTACGGATATGGGTTATCTATTATAGATGGGAAAATCAAACGAAATAAAATTGTTGACATTTTTTATTCTGGGAAGAACTACGTGTACGAAGTAAGAACAGAGTCTGGGAAATATGTAAAATGCACGGCCAATCATAAATTCCCAACAAGAAACGGTAAGAAAATGTTAAAGGATTTAAAGGTAGGAGAACTCGTCTATATAAAAGGGGATAGAGTGAAGGTTAGCCATGATTACCGACTCACAAACAGAGAATGTATCGCAGATAATATTCCCAAAAAAGGACAAAAGGGATTCCAAGAAAAAATGGACAGTAATTGGTACTTATTCGAAGAAGCTAAAAAGGTTGCAATTTACAATCAGTACCCTTGTGCTGTATGCGGTAAATCCTACGATGGAGAAACTAGATTTGAAATGCACCACAAAAACGGGGATAGAAAAGATAATTCTCCAGAAAATTTAGAATGGTTATGTACTTCCTGTCATAAAAAGGAGCATTATAAAATGGGAAGAACAAGACAAGGCGGGAATGGATACGAACTAGAAGAAGATAAAATTGTATCTATAAAACTTATAGGAATGGAAAGCGTTTATGATATAGAAATGGAACATCCATACCATACAGTCCTTGTGAATAACGGGATTATTGTTAGTAATTCCCACTCTGCCGCATATGGGATGACAGCTTGGGTTACAGCGTACCTCAAATGTCATTACCCTGCCGCATTTTGGGCGTCTGTTATAGACTCCAACTGTAAGGACAAGGGGAAGCTAGCAGGATATGTAATGGAAGCCAAGAAGGATGGAATTAAAATTCTCCCCCCGACGCTCAAGCATAAGAATTGTTTCTCGGACTATGACGAAGATGGCCCAACAATCACCCTTGGTTTAAATTGTATCGCAGGCGTGGGGAAAAATGAGTTCCCTAAAGATGCCCCAACTGAATTTAAGCAATTTATAGAACGGTTTATATCTGTAAATAAAACTTGTTTGTCAAACTTAGTAAAAGCTGGAGTTTTTAAAGGAAATCGTGAAGAAATGTTACAATTCATTGAATGGGCGAAAGATAAAAGAAAATCTAAAGGTTTGTTTAAATATACACAAGGTTCGTATAACGAGCAAGAGGAAGAGTCGAAGGTTTTAGGTGTCAGTTTTGGGAATATTTTTCAAAATTACAACATGTCTTTAGTGAATAATGTAACTATTTTTGGGTACGAAGTTCTAGACGTAAAAGCAAGAAAGACCAAAACTGGCAAACCAATGGCTTTTGTGAAAGTTAGAGATAACGATTATGTAAAAGACTTGGTCATTTTCAACGACAAATACAAACAATTTGAAAAACACAAAGTTTATATTATGAAAGTAAAAAACAACAGAATATTTGAGTTTATGGAAGCAAAGCAAGCATAACAAAAGCCCCCGATTAGGGGGCTTCTTTTTTATTTCTTTCTTTCATTCTTCTTGTCATATCCTCATAGTATATTTCCATAACCTTTGAGTAATTCTTTTCGTCTGCTAACCAATTTAATACTTCGGAAGGATATGGCAGATTGCTGTCAGGACTGCGTAAATAATCTGGGGTTGTTCCTAATGCCTTTGCTAATTTTACAGCCGTACTTAGCCTCAAAGATTTGTAATGCCCAGCTTCATATCTAGAAATAAGAGCCTGCCCAATCCCAGTGGCGTTTGCTAAATCCCTTTGTGTCATCCCTTTTTTAACCCTTAACTCCGCTATTCTCCTTCCCACCGAGTCAATCATTTTGAATCACCTCTTATACACATAATATCATAGCATTTCTTATAAATCAAACTCTACTGCAATAACTACTGCAACCGAGCTATCATTCTTAGTATTTCATGTTGTTTATGTTGTATAATAAGCTAAAGAAAATTCGGTGTAAACCCGGTAAACGGCTTAATTCCTAGATTCTTGTGAGGGAATGTATCCCTATCAGTCTTGATATGTCATTATGCCCGTAATAGCTGATGAATGCTAGGGTTCTTTCTTAGTTACTGCAACCTTACTGCAACCCAATGAAAGATTTTTTATATCATCCCTGTTTTCACCAATCAATTCATTTATATATTTGTCTGTAATAGAAACATTGCTATGTCTTAACTGCATAGAAATTGTTCTAATTGGAATATTCCGTGACGCTAAGAAAGTAGCATTTAAATGTCTTAAAATATGGACAGCCCCGTGAGGGGCTATTTTTTTTATCCTCCTGCCAAGTTCGGTGGACACTGTTTTTGGTAAAAGAGGTCTGCCATCTTTTTTGCAGAATACAAATTCGCTTTCTATTCTTTTCTCTTTATAATATTCTTGTAATTCTTTTAATAGTTCAATTCCTTCTTCTGGGGATTGAACTTTTTGACCAACAATCCCATTTTTAGGCGGTGCTAATTCACAATTACTTCTCTTATACCCGACATATTCTCTCATCACGGTTATAACACCATCTTCTGAAATGTCTTTCCATTGCAAACCACATAATTCTCCTCTACGAAGACCAGTATAAATACCGAACATAGCCAAATATTTCAGTGGCACCGATTTTATTTCTTGGATAACTTGGACAACATCTTCAAGTTTTGGAAGAATGAATTTCGGTGTCTTTTTATTTATCCGTATCTTTCCAAGATATCTATTCTTCTCAATGTATCCAGTTTTCTTTGCAAAGTAAAACAATTTCTTGACTTGGGTTAGAACCAACTTAATTGTATTCCTAGAATACCCAAACTCTATCATATCGGACACCAACTTTTCCGCCATGTCTGTATCTAAGTTATTTAGCAATTCCTCTCCCAAATATTTGTTTACTATATCTAGACGCTCTCTGTATGAAGTAGAGGTTCTTTCATTTGTTTCTTTGTGTTCCTTTGTAAATATTTGAATCCCTTTAGAGATTGTTATTTTTGCCTTATTTATTGAACCACCAACCATGAAACCTTCTATTTTCTTGCGTAATTTAGCCCTAGCTTCGGTTTTTGTCTTCCCGTAAGCGGTAATCCTGCGTCTGTTTATTGTAGCCTGCGAACACCAACTACCATCCTTCCTTTGGTATAAGGTTCCCTCTCCATTTCCCCGTTTTCCCATGTCCTCCAACTCCTTTACCTAATTATATCATACAAACTACATAATTGGTATATGACAGTTTGTCAGAGAACATATTTTTAGTTTGATGCTTGACAAAACCACATATAAGTAATATTATATTAATATAAAGTACATCAAACAACATAGAGTACTTTAAAAACCAGAGAGGAGTATGGACGATGTTAGACACTAAGGATGTAGCAAAGTACTTAAAAATAAGTACACAGCAAGTAAGACGGCTGGTAGAAAACGGTAGTCTAACTTGTTATCGAATCTCTCCGAGAATTTTACGATTCCGCATAGAAGATGTGGAAAAGCTACTACAAGTTAGCAAAGAATAAGGAGGAAATTTTATGACAAACAAAGAATTGTTCGACGCATTGAAAGCTCCGTTTAAGCCAGAAGATGTGGAATGGCGTGTGGGGCGCAAAACAAAAGACAAAAGCAAGGGGGAAGTTTTAGCATACATCTCCGCCCGTGCTGTACAGGAACGATTAGACGAAGTTGTGGGGGCAGATAAATGGTCTGTAGAATACACCCCTGTAGATTTTGGTGATAAAAAGCGTACCAACTACAAAGGGGAAGTAGAAGTAACTTCTGTAAAAGGTTTTTTGGCAACTCTTACAATTAATCTTCCCGAAGGGTATACAGTACAAAAAACAGACGGGGCAAACTGTACAGACTTTGAACCGTTCAAGGGAGGTATCTCTGGAGCGTTCCGTCGTGTAGGTTCCGCTTTCGGAATTGGTCGTTATCTATACAGCTTGCCAGCTATTTGGGTCGAACTTGACCAGTGGGGGAATTTCAAAAAACCAAATCTTCCATCTTGGGCATTGCCAGAAGGGGTTACACAGGAATCTCAGTCCCCAGTACAGCAACATCATGGCTCAGAAGATACACCAGCTACGCAGGCAAGTAATGGAGAAGTAATCTTCCCGAAAGGTAAATATGCTGGGAAACCAGTAAGTTCCGTTACGGATATGGGATATTTAAGCTGGGTAGCTGACCGTTCTAATTTCTCGGAAGATATAAAACAAGCCGCATCGAAAGTGATTGCCGACCAGCAAATGAACATGTACGACGAACCAGCATAGGAGAAGATTATGGAGATAGACATCAATATAGCAAAAAGAGTCGGTCTTAATTGTGCTATTGTCTATGCTGCAATTAAACAGGGTATTGAAGATAGAGGGGTGTCTTTCGAAGGTCACCCCTTCATTCAAATATCCGCACATGACATACACAAAGAAGTTGACTTTATCTCAGAAAGAACTATTGTTAGAGCTTTGAAAATACTAGAGGAAAATAGTCTTATAGAAAGTAAGTTTTTTGTTGGGCATAAGAAATGGAGAAGATGCATATGAAAATCGAAAAATACAATTACAGTAAATGGCTAGATAAATGGGTGTTATACAATAACGGGGAAAAATTCGAGTGGTTAATATCAACGAAAGCCCCATTTGTAAAATACAAACCAAGTATAACTTCGTTGCGACGTGTTACCAACTCTGGACTTTCAACGTCTGCAAAAGTTGTTTTTTATTTCTTAACACTAAATAGGTTTGGTGATACGCCTGTATGTTTGTATGGAAATGGGAATATAGCCAAGATGGTAGGAATGGCGGAGAAGACCATCAAGAAAGCTCTGGACGATTTAATAGCCGCAAATGCTATTTGCAAGATGAAGATATACACCGGGAATAATGTTAGTTATCAGTACTATATAAACCAAGACAAAAAATGGACTCTTCCTCCGAATAAATATTGCACTCTGGGATACGATTATTATCAAGAGGAACCAGATTCTCCGGACGCTGTACTTGACTAAAAAGTGGTGTAAAAAGTTACGCACTAGACATAACAGAAAACGTAACTTTAACCACCTTTTGATATGAATTAATTTTTGCAAAGGTATACTAATTTTTAAAAATTGGTATAAAACGACCTACTTCAAATGGTAGTAAGGATTACGCACTAAAAGAGAATCTTTAAAAAAGAAACCTATAAAAGAATCTTTTAAGAGAATTGGGAAAAGAGAATGTAAAGAAAAACCTTCCTCATTCACTTCGTTCATTCGGTCGGTATATCCCAAACCGGGTTAAACCCGGTGATGGATATTATTTAATTAATTATTTTTTTAGTTATTTATTTAATCCTAACCTTACTCATTCGCTTCGCTCATTCGTAAGGTATATCCCTTACCAAGTTACCTTGGCTTGGGATATTACTTAATTAATTAACCAAGGAAGAAATTAGGATTAGGTACTACGTACCTTATTAATTAAAAGAATAGTATCCCCCAGCTTTGAGCGGGGGATATTAATTACTTAATTTTTTTCTTGGCTAAGTTTTTAAAATCCCTACCCTCATTCACCTTCGGTTCATTCGGGTTATCCCAAGCCGAGTTACCTCGGCAATGGATATTACTTAATTAATGTTTTCCTTGGTTAGGTTTTAATCCAACAAATGCATTTATCACGGCTTGCATTTAAGTAAGATGTATCTACGCAGGAATGACGTACTGCGTAGATATTAATTAATTAAGAAAGGAAGTTTTAAATGAACATACAGGATTCCTTGGTTAAGATGTTTCTTGACCAAACGATGGGACAGAGACACTGGTCTCAACAAAACTATGATAGGGTCTCCAGACAAATAGGGGAACATCCACAAGAAGAACAGGCGGAGTTGTTAAATTACATGAAAGAGCATCCTCTCCCATATGGTTCTCCTCTTAGTGAATTGTTCCATAGGAACTCAGTATGGAGGAACATTGATTCCTACAAGAATAAAGTCAGGAAACCGTTAAGCAACAAAATCCCGTATTCGGTTGACATGCTATTAGAGTTATAAGGAGGTCGAGATTATGAACACAGATTATAAAGTCCACCAAGCACTCTTAGGATTGTACATTAACGCAAAGTCCCGCCTTGACAAAAAGAGAGCTGGAGCGAATGAATGGGAATTGGAAATTTTAAATGGCATAGAAGAAAAGATGGTTGATGAAATTACTAAAATGATGAACCTCAAAGGAAAATTAATTCCTTTCCCACGAAAAGTGAAGAAACCGCCCAGCGGATAAATCACAAAATGCTGTTTTTTGTTAAAATCAGCCCTCCAGAGCATGTTTTTTGGGGGTAACATCAATTCTAGGTATAATTTGACCTGCGAGAGATTAAAGAGCCTTAAAACGGCTCTGAGAGCAATTTTTGGAGGAATTAGAAATGGACATTAAAGATATTATCAGACAGAAGATAGATTTTCCCCAATTTATTCAAGAATATGCGAACATTGAATTAACAAGAAGTGGTAATGGGTGGAGATGTGCTTGCCCCATCCATGGTTCAAGTAATCCTACGTCGATGCTCGTTGATAACAAAGGAATGTACTATTGTTTTTCGTGCAATTCCAGTGGCGATGTCATTAATTTTGTGGCAGACTATGACCACATTACGTACAATATGGCTATTGAGAAGCTTGCTAACATGCTTAACATTAGCTTGGTAGATGATGCTACCTACCAGAATGAAAAAGCTTTAGAAGCGAAAATGGACAGTAAAAAGCAGAAAGGGGTAGCTGGGGTAGAAGATGTCCGTTCATATCTTACAGAAAAACGTGGTTTTACAGCCGAAACAATCAAAACGTTCGAACTCGGAGGGTATGAAGGGAAGGTCACAATTCCTCTTATTGACCCAAACGGAAGAACTGTTGGGATTGCTGTACGTAGATTTGACGGAAAGCCGAAATACATTAACAGCCGGAACAACATTCTCTTTGACAAATCCTCTTTCCTGTATGGGCTTGATAAGGCGAGACGTTTAATCAAAGATAGTGTGTACGTGGTTGAAGGGTACATGGACGCTATCAGTGGTTATCAAATGGGACTCCCAACGGTTGCTTATTGCTCAAATGAAATACATCGTGACCAAATAAAGGCTTTGAGTAGATACTTACGGAGGGAAACGTCTATTGTTATATTCCCGGATAATGACGAACCGGGCAAAAAACGTTTACCTAGAGTCCGTGATTACTTCCGTTCTATTGATAGTGGAAGGCAAGTTCGGGTAGGGATTGTCCCAGAAGAATTTAAAGACATGAATGACCTCCTCCTTGCCGGGGTTAATCCTAAGACTCTCCCAACGGAGCATATCGACAAGTACGTCATGAGATTGCTCTTAGCGGGGTGTTCTACCATAGAAGAAGAATATCAAAAAGCAGAAAATTACCTTCCAACCGTCCGTTCTGAAATGATTCGGCTTGATATTATTAAATTCTTGGCTGAAAGATGGCACAAAGATACAGAAGATTTGAAGAAATACTTTAACACTATTGGGCAGGATTCCGACGATATTTTAAAAGAAGCGTCAGACATTGGCGAATGTTTGAATGACTTGCGTCAGATATACACTACCGGGGGTTTTAAAACCCATTTTGAACAAATAGATAATTGCATCCGTAGAGTTGAAAAGAAGCAGGTTGTTGTTATCGGAGCTTATAGTGGTGTAGGTAAAGCTCTAACTTTAGACTCTTTGATTGCAACGCCCTTTGGGTTTGTTAAAATGGGGGACATAAAAGTTGGGGATATAGTCTTTGATGAAGATGGAAAAGAAACGAAAGTTACTCATGTGTTTCCCCAAGGGGAAAAAGATGTGTACCGAGTAACATTTAAGGATGGTAGTTATGTTGATTGTTGCGAAGACCATTTATGGAAATTCAGTACTCAAAATCGCATAATGAAAGGTAAATCTTGGCTTGTTAAACCCTTGAAGGATATTATGTCTGAGTATAAATTAAAAAGAGGAACGGCAGGGCAACAGGGGTGGAATTTGTATATACCCGTTTGCTCAGAAGTTAATTACAAAAAGAGAGAACACATTATTTCCCCTTATGTCATAGGGCTTATGTTGGGAGATGGTGGATTATCTCAAAGGCAAATCACATTTACCAACCCAGAGGTGGACATTCAAGAGAAGCTTTCCTATTTAACGGCTAGTTTCGGCCATTGGCACCTTCATAAAGGACAACCCAATCAAATGTGTTTTTGCGGAGGGAAAAATAATCCTTTTGTTAATTACCTCAGAGAAACATTTCACGGGGCAAAGAGTTGCGAAAAATTTATTCCTGATGAATATTTGTTCGACTCTATAGAAAATCGCATAGAATTAGTTCGTGGCCTTATCGACACGGACGGATGTGTTAACGACAGGGGTTTTACCCAATTCTCTAGCAAATCAAAAAGATTAATAGATGGGCTGAACACGCTTTTAAATTCTTTAGGTGTAAGATGTGAAATGCATTATCATGTAAGGAAAGGTAAATCGAGTATCCACGAATACACTTTGGTAATACAAAAAATTTCAGACGTTTGGTTCTCTAGTAAAAAGCATATTGAAAGATGGAATAAACGTCGGAATATTTCCCGTAGGGTAGATAGGAGTAAAATGGCTATTGTTTCTATAGAAAAACTAAAAGAAAAGAAAGAAATGCAGTGTATTACTGTTGACAGTCCAAAACATACATATCTATGCAATAATTACATCGTAACTCATAATACGGATTTCGCTATCGAAGCTATGCTTCGTGCTATTTGTCAAGATAAAATGAGGGTTGTATTTTTCTCACTAGAAATGCCAAAAGGAAAACTTATAGAACGATGTGTAGCGAAACTTATCGGATGTTCAATGGCAGAAGTAGAAGGGTATATTAGAAGCAGTGATACTCAAGTTCAAAACATTATATCAAAGTTACAAAATCACCTGCTTATTTTTGACAACAACAATTATACTATAAATGATATTGAAAAACGGATTCGGTTAGTTAATGCTAAAAACTTAATGGGTGCCCCCGTTGACATGGTTTTTGTCGATTATTTTGGCTATTTAAAAGGGACTTCTGATTTTGAAGGTGCATCTGCATCAGCTACTAAAATGAAAGCAATAGCAAAAGAAAATAATATTATTTTTGTTATGTTATCTCAGTTAAACCGTGGGGGGAACCCATATGGGGAACCAAATATGACCCAACTCAAACTAACCGGAGATTTGGAAGCATCAGCTGATATTATCATGTTGCTTTGGCGTCCGGGGAAAGACCCTAACTTATCTTTAGAAGAAAAGCAACAGTTAGAGAATGTGACCCGGATTAAGATAGATAAGGCACGTGATGGGATGTATGGCCCTAATATTGCTGAATTTACGTACAATAAAGATACGTCAAGGTTAGAAGAAAATTATATGTAGAAAAATTAAATAAAAGTGCATTAAAGTGCTTGACAAACATCATAAAAGTGCTATAATAAAAGCATGAAAGGGATATGGGAAGAGCCGGACTTCCCATATTGAGACTTTTTTTAAACTAAAATATTAGTTTAATGTAGGTTTGATGTAGGAAAGGAAAGTCAAGATATGCCTTATACTAGATGGAAATGCCCTGACGGTGGAGAAATCCCTATCGAGGAATGTTTAAAAAAATGCAGGTTAGTGGGTAAGATAAACCCGGTAACTGGGGACTATTACGTTCCATGCGGACGTTGCCTGTCTACTCCAACACTCCGTAAACTCTCCAAACAAAGAGAGTGGACAGGCAAACCAAGTACCACCCAATGTCTAAGAGGAACTAGGGAAGCCTTTCTAACAATTACAAAAGATTATGCTGTTGACCCAAGGTCAATGATGTTTGCCCTCTTAGGGACTCAGACTCATGCGAACTTAGAAGATGGTATGAGTGAAGACGACTTAGGAGAACAAAGACTGGATGATGGGATAAGCACTGGAGCTTTCGACTTCTATTCTCCCGAAAACGGTGGGACATTATTCGACTACAAGACCTATGGAAGTTATGTAGCGGCAAAAACCATGGGGATGGGGACAAAAAGGGTACAGGTAGGTTGGTATAAAAACGGTAAACCAAGATACAAAACAACAATTACCCGTGGTAACGCCAAGCATATGTTCGATTTGGCGGTTCAGATGAACGATTATAGGATGAAGTTGAAAAAAGTCCTTGGAAAACCTGTTGCCAATATGGTATGTGAAGTCATCGTGAGAGATGGAAATACATATATGGCGGGGAGCAGAGGAGTTACAGAAAATGCTTATTTAGTTCCTGTTGGTAAAATATCAGACCATTGGATGGAGCTATATATGAAAAAGAAATCCATGGATTTGATAAAGGCTGTAGAAACTGGTAAAATGCCACCTCCGTGCAAATGCAGAGAGTCATGGCATGGAAGAAAGTGCAAAGATTTTTGCCCAGTTAATATTTATTGTGATGCGTATACAAAAGGAGAAAAATAACAATGGAAGAAAAACAAACAAAAGATATGAAGATTACTATTAAATTAACTAAGGATGAAGATAACGTCGCTGTTATGGTTTCCTCGACGGAATCTAATAAAGATATGAATGTAACGTGCCTACTGTTGGGTTTGAGCCAAGTTATTGATGTAGACCCTGATACACTAGCCATGGCTTTATTGTATACTTCTGAACTTATCGGTAAAGAATCCCCTGACGAGGATTTTGACGAAGCTAAATTTGAGGATTTCCTTAAAGAAGTTTCAAAAAGTCCGAGTACGTTTTTTGAAAAAGAAAAAGAGAAGGAATCTCAAGTAAAACTCCCGAAAACAGACAAAGATGAAGAAGTTGATATTGCATCTTTATACAAAAAGTTAGACACTTTATTGGATTTATACACTGAAAAAGTAAAAGATGATAACTAAATGCGTTGTGTTTTACAACTGTCTTAACAGATACGATTGCGACTGGTGCAAGGATTACGAAGAGTATAGCCCGGTAGACTTATCAATCAAATCTCCACGACAGTTGGAAAACAAAGAAAAAAAGAAAAAAGAACGGAAAGTCAAAAAGATTAGTGATGCCCATAAACGTGGGAAATCTAATCGGCGCAACGGAAGACGGGCAGAACGAGAAGTTGAAACTATGTTGAAAGATATGGGGTTAAATGCTTCTCGGACTCCGTTATCCGGAGCATTAAAAACTGGGCATTTAATTCCCCAACTAAAAGACCATGTGTCTGGGGATATTAGAATCCAGTACAAGGATAAAGAGCTTATTGTTGAATGCAAGCGAAATATCCACTCCGACTCTTGGTACAAACTCTTAGATACGGGAGTTGTACATATAGAAGGATTTTGTTACGGTCTCCGAAAAGAAGTATTTGAATATCTCTTAAATGGGCTCCTAGAGGTTGAACCAGAATCGTTGCCAGATAATAAATTTAAGTTATTGCACAAATATTTCGACCAAGACGACAGCGATATTGTGGTTGTGACAAGACCGTATCACGAACCATTGTTTTTCTTAAAAGAGGATACGTACAAACTATTTGGAGGGATTTAAAATGTACGCAAGAAGTGAAAATGGGAAGGTAATTATTAAAGTAAGTTCTCTCTATATAAAACAAGATGACATCGACGGCAAGACCCTCTATAAAGTAAAAGCGTCTGGAGAAGGTCGTCGGAGTCCTATTACAGTAAAAACATTCGAAGAAGAATACGAAGCACTGATGTTTCTTTTCCGTGTGGGGCGTAAATTTCACAACAACGTTCTCGATGGCGGGGATATAGAATGAACTACGAAGAAATTCTACAGAACTTCGACGACATAAAGTATCGGTATGAAGAGCTGAATGATAGTGATGTGTTGGAGGCTTTCTCTTTGATGAGAGACTCCTCCTCTCTCTTAGCTTCTTACGAGCAAATGTCTGCGGACGCCTTAAAGTTAACGGCTTTGACCGAGCGTGATGCGAAAGCATTGGAAGCGAAGAAAAGCTTGGAACTATCTCCCAAGGTAACTGAAGGTGCTAGAAAAGCAATGTGTGACCCTGATGTTACGGGAGCATACAAAAAGCTGGCAGAAAGAGTTACTCAGCAAAAGTATATAGAAGCTAATGCTAGGTTCCTAAGCCGGGTCTATTTTGATTCGAAGTTAATTGTAGAACAGTGTTACAAGAAAGAACGCCCCCCGGTGGGGGACAATAAAATGGTCGGGAGGTGCTAGGATGCTCAATAGCAATTATGTGTTAGTGTTTATTGATATGTTCCTCGGTTGCGTAACTGGTTATTTAATCGCTCCTTATATTAATTACTTTATTAGCATTGTGTATCGGAAGTTGAAGAAGAAGGATATTGATTTTACCAACATTACAAAAGATGAAGCTAGGGAATTGTACAGAGATTCCATTTCCAAGATGTCGGAAGCTCATATTAACGTAATTTCAGAAATGATGATAGACGGTGATTTTCAGCAAACCGATGGTGGTGACGTTTTTGTAGTTACTACCGTCAAAAACAAAGAAGTTGCCAAGAAAGTTCGTGCACATTTCCAAGACCTTACATTCCCAGTACTGATAATCAAACGTAGTCAAATTGAATCGTATTATGTGTATGTATTTATAGTAGGAGATGGAAATGGAGTTAAAGAAGACCTTGGTGAGGAAAAACAAGATTGACCCAAACGAGAAGCCTAAATTCTCATTGGTTGATTTATTTCTTTATATGTTATGCAAAAAGGAGATAGAAAAAGATGCCAAGAAAAAGTACAAGTGCTACAACTAAAAAAACGACAGAAACAAAGAAAGATACAGCGGTCGTAATTCAGTATGTGAAAACAACTCCGAGTTCTAAAATCCCCACCTACGCAACGGATGGTAGTGGAGCCTTTGATTTTTATTCTAATGTTTCTATGACGGTTCCCCCACGGGGAGTGGCTAAAATTCCATTAGGTGTAAAAGTCGCTATTCCTCCTGAATATATGATGTTAATTATCCCGAGGAGCTCTATTGGTTCTAAAACACCATTACGGTTATCTAATAGCGTCGGATTAATTGACAGTGATTACCGTGGTGAGATTATGGCGATGTATGAGAACAAACCTGATGCGATTGGTTCCCGAACGATTGCGGAGGGAGATAGAATCGCTCAAGGGTTTTTAATTCCCAAAATTAAAGTAACATTTTCAGAGGTCGATAAACTTCCAGAAACTGAGCGTGGTGAAGGTGGTTTTGGAAGTACGGGGGTATAGGTATGAAATCCAAATATAAATTCAAAGTTGGAGATACAGTCACCTTCACAGATGAAAAATATAAAAAACATGTAGGTCGGATTATTCTCGTAAGCAAAGATAGCGATATGCTTCCTTATTTATGCTCCTTTGGAAGGAAAAATAGTACAGCGAGTATCCACAGAGCTTGGGTTTTGCGCAAAGGCACATATCTCTATGTTCCTAAAAGTGTGGCATGTACTCATTGTGGGGAGTATGTAAGATGGGTGCCAGAATGTATGTTAGAAAAGGAAAACAAAAATGCCAAGAGAGGTGCTAATAGTATGGTAGAAGCCAGACAAATAGAACAACAAAGAGAACTTGTTGAATTGGAAGCCAAAAATCTTTCAAATAATATTGCGAATGGATTAGTTTATAACTTTTCGGAATGTCCGAGAAATTGCACGAGAACAGCTTTACAGAACCAAATTGTGGTTTTGCGATATCATCTTGGGGAGTTAAAGAAGCTTATTGAAGATTGGAATCCTTACTCAGAAGATGACTAATGAATTCGGGAGGAATATGTACATGGAAGATTCAAAACTCAAAAAGAAAGAGTATAATCCTGCTCTTGGGGACGTAGTAAAAATTAAGCGAGATATATATTCCGATAGGGTTGAAGGTATGTTTGGGCAGATTGTGTTAATGTTTGCTAATGGTGATGGAATTGCTCTTCTGCTTAGAATTGAAAAGAATTATGGCTGGGATATAGAGAGTAACAAGAATAACTTACCGGGACTTTTCTATGCCCAGTATTCCAAAAATAAGAATTATAACTTCTGGTGGGTAGATTCAGATGACGTGGAATTTATTCGACACAGTAAAGTTATTATAGACAATCAAAAAAAAATGTATAACAAGAAATTATTGAAAGCATTAAAAACCATCTCACAGTATTGTTGTCAAGTTAGTTGCTGTTCGTGTGAAATGAGAAAAATATGCGATAAATGCCAAGATAGCAATGTGCCATTTTTCCAGATAGCTGATTCACTAAAAGAACTTGAAGAACAGGAGAATTAAAAATGATAACCGTGTGCGGATTTTGTAATTAGAAGGGTAACAGAGTTTTTGAGAAAGGATGAACAATGCAACTAAAAAGGTTTTGTAGATGTTCAAAAATGAAGGGGCTAAATATGATTACAGATAAAGAAGCTAAGAACGCCGTAGATACAATCATCCAATATTGTCGTGAAGGAAATATAAAAGGGAGCAATATGAGATGCAGTGAATGCACATTAGGGACTTTTTGTGGACAGATAGTAGATAAGGTTTACTATGACATTGGGCAAGGATTTTTAAAAGATTTTCAAGGTTTTAAGGAGAAAAACGATGATAGATAAAACAAATAGATGTTATATGCCGTAAATACACGAATTAAAAAAAATTTAGAATGAAGAATTGGAGAATGACTAATGATTACAGACAAAGAAGCTTTGAAGGCAATAAAAACAATCGCTCAATATTGCTATTCTCAAGATTCTTGAGAATCTTGTCAATCTTGTGCAATAAGGAAATATTGTGATGTGAGGGAAGATAAAGAAGGAGTACCTATTCCGTGGTTAGTAAATGAATTGGAAGAGGAGGAAAATGAAAATGAATGGGATTGAAGTTAAAAACACTGGTCTTAGAGATACATATAGAGAAATGACATACCGAGTAGTCACTAATGATTGGGTAAATGAGATGAGCAATTCTGTTATAGCGTCTGGATACCCAATGCTAAAATTGTACACGCCTATGGATGACAGCTTAAAAGACGCTAAGGTTAAATTAAAAGATATTAATCGGGCATGGAAGTTATCTCAAGCCCCGGCAGGCAGTGGGCATGACTGCTTCTTGAAAGGTGTCCTAGTTTCTTTTGATTTGACTTTATCACTAAAATGCTGGACAGAAGCTGAAAGATATGGATTTTTAAACTTTGTATCTTCTATGTCTTCTTTAAAGTTAGCAGAAACCAACTCTGATATTTGTTTTATTGAATACACAGATAGAGAATCAATCAAGGTGTTTAGACAAAAAATGAAAGAATACCAGAATGACAAGACGAGAGATAACTGGTTAAAAATGGTGTATAGTATGCCGACTGGACTGTTGTTATCAGCTCGTATGACTACTAACTATATGCAGTTAAAAACAATTTACAACCAACGCCGTACCCACCGATTACCAGATTGGCAGGAATTTTGTGACTGGATAGAATATTTACCAAATAGTGGGTGGATTACGGGGGAACTTGGAAATAAGGAAGGAGCCTAAAAATGATAGATAAGAAACTCGATGACAAACTATATGCGAATGGAATTAGAGCGTATGTGAACGAAGAAAACAGAACTGTCACTTTAAAAGTCTCGGATTACTCAAGCGAACGTATTTTTAATAGAATTTGTGACCAGTTGGGAGTTAAACGTTTTTTAAGAAATCTTATTCTCCATCCTTATTTCTTACGTCGTAACGAAACTCTTTTTGTGGCTACTGCAAAATGCCACCCGAACGACACATTTAATGCGAATATAGGGGTGAAGGTCGCTCTCAAGAAACTGAAAAGACGTATTAGAAGAGCTATAATTGGAGCTATTGTGTCCGTGCATAAAGACGTATATCCTTTAATAAATAAGGTTTACGACTTATATTATGAGTATACACTAGCAGATTATATAGACATTAATCATAACGACAGTTCGTATATATGCGAAGTACTAGGAAAATCTCTCGATGGGAAATATTATTAAATATTGTATGAGGGCTGGGAAGAAACAGGAGGAGGGCAAGAGTCATGTCAAAGAGTAACTCTGGAAAGGTAAACAAAGGTTTTGTAGAGGTTTCTACGGAAGTAACAAATAGAGATGATTTAGGTCAGGATTGTCCCAAGCGGGAATGGTATGACGAGCATTACTCACAGTGTATTGTAGAGCCTATCGAAGTAATGCAAAAATTGTTTACAAAAGAGCAGTTCGAAGGTTTCCTTATGGGAAATATTATTAAATATTGTATGAGGGCGGGGAAGAAAGGTTCCGCAAAAGAGGATTTAGATAAAGCGGAACGTTATCGTGATTGGTTGGAAGAATATAGAGTAGTAGGAGTAATTGACCCACGGGAGGAATGATTATGAAAGAGTACACTGAAAGTGTAATTATAATTCTATTTAGTGCGATTGGACTTTTACTAAGCTTCCCTTGGTGATAAGGAGTGAAAAGATATGTTTTTGCCGGTAGTTCATAAAGGTGTTACTTTAACAGAAATTCCAAATCGTATTTCTGTATTTTTTGAATTTGGTAATTGTCAATGTGGATGTATAGGATGCCACAGTACAGAGTTATGGGATAGCGAAGAAACTTATACTATGCCAAATATGAAAGAAAGCGACATTATAGATTATGCAGAAGAACAAATGGAAAAAGGGGCTAATGCAATAGTGTTCCTCGGTGGACTCCAAAATAGTGGGGTTAGTATTATCGCATTACGGCGTTTGGTTAAGACATTTTATGACAAGGGGTACGACGTCGGGCTTTACGATGGCACAGGCTCCTTTTTAGAGGATATCTATCCCATTTTCAATAAAGGGTGTGATTGTATGCTCAAATGGATAAAAACGGGGAGATATCTTTATGGGAGAGGAGGACTAGATGACCCGAACACAAACCAAAAGTTTTACGAAAAGAAGAATTATCTCTCAATTGGGGATGGGGAACTTATTTGCGTGGAAAGATTTACGTTTCGGGATATGACGGAAAAGTATTTCCAGAAAGGAAAGAAAAATGAACACTATAACTAAGTTCTACATAGATGGTTGTTTCCATTGTAAACATATAGAAAACACCTTTAAAGAGATTGCAGAAGAATACAAAGGGAAGGCAAGATTTAATAATCTCAAGGTAAATTATCCAGAACAAGAAAAAGAATATAACTTAACCATTTATCCGACAGTAATTGTATTCGAGGAAAATGGGGAAGAGCTTGATAGAATAGAGGGTATTATCCCCCCCGAAAGTTTAAAGAAATTTGTAGAAAAGGGCGTGACATTGACATTATGAGTAACAAAAAAGAGTACTTCAACTGGCTTACACCAGAACAAATTGGGAAGAAAGTAGATTACATTAAGTATTATGTAGGAGAACAAAATAACGCCACGGCTTCCCTTGTAGACTCCAATTCTAATGTTTCTGAAAAGAATATGGGAACATTAAGAGAAGAAATGTGGAAGTTTGAAAACATTCAAGTTAGCCGTAAGATTATCTACGATGAGATTAAAGAACTATTCGGCGAAAAACTAGCTAATAGATATTTGAAAGATATTGAGGAACACCTTATTTACGTACATGATGAAACCATGGCGGCGTTTCTCCCATATTGTGCGAGTGTGACGATGTATCCCTTTCTACTCGAAGGAACGAAATGTTTGGGAGGTACTTCCAAAGCTCCAAAGAACTTGCAGAGCTTTTGTGGCTCGTTTGTTAACTTGGTATATCAGCTTGCTACGAACTGGGCAGGAGCGACAGCCACCGTAGAGTTCTTAATGTATTTCGACTATTTCGCCCGTAAGCAATACGGTAATTATTATTTGAAACGGCATTCAAAGAAAATTGCCCAAGAGTTGCAAGGTGTTGTGTACGCTTTGAACCAACCAGCGGCGGCACGGGGAAATCAAAGTGTGTTTTGGAATATTTCTGTATTCGATAAATACTATTTCGCTTCCGTTTTTAGAGGTTTCCGTTTCCCAGACGGGTCAGAACCAGATTGGGAATCCTTGAGTAATTTGCAAGATTTCTTTATGGACTGGTTCCGAAAAGAAAGAGAAAAAGAACTTCTTACATACCCAGTGTTAACGGCGGCTATGCTTCTTGATGAGAATAAAACTCCTGCCGATAAAGATTTTGCTTACAAGCGTGCAGAAGATATGGCTA